TTTAGATTATTAATTAGGTAAATCTAGAAATCCTCTTTCGCCCGTTTTCTTTCCCTAGTCTGGTTAGTATCCCATGGAAGGGGAAAGAGGTGATTTCTTCCATGGGAATCGGGGACTAGCCGATGACTAACGTTTATTATTATTTTCGCATTGTGTTTTTCGTCAATTACTTTTTACGCTTTTATTTTAAATCTCTTTCATACACTTCTCTAAACGAGTGCTTGTATGAGCCTTTCTTTCGCATAACGCCTTTCCACTTCCATATTACCCATAGACCGCATACATCGCATTGTGATTGCTTGTGAGTGACTGTCATCCAATCATGCCAAGATAGGTTGTTTATGTATGACATATTCGATGTTATGCGCTGTGACTCATGATTGCACATCGGTTATTCATCCACTTTTAAATCAAGTTCTCTGTTTAGCCATTCCTTAAATAGCCTGTTAAACTCTGGTATGTCATCATCTGAATTTAAGTTGCCGCATAACTCTTGGAATTTCTTATGAAGTTCTTGAATTGCTTCTTGCGGAGTAATCCCATTAACCTCAATTTCATCTATTCCTATGAAGTTCCCTAAATCGTCATATACGTTAATTTCTTTTTTCATTGTCTAATACCTGTTATCTATACTTAAATGCTTCGTAAGTTCTCTAATGTCTATTTCGTAATACTCGCAAATTTCTTTCAGCCCAAAAACAAAATAGTCATGTCTTAACTCAATTTTTAGAATACCCTCGTCAAGTGAATCAAGATAATCTTTAATTCCCTTTGTCAGTGAATCGAATTGAAATAGATGAGCAAAGCATGTAATTTCTTGCTCAAATTCATTCCAGTCTAATTGGAAAGTAATTTCCTCTATCAATTTATACAAGTCTAGTATTTTCATTGTTAGCCTCTCTTGATGCAATAAGCTTTCGCTTTTTCGTGCTTTAACTCTTGCTTGATTTCGCTTGCACGTCTATCGCATTTTTCTTTTGATAGCATGACCTCATGAATAAACGTCCAGTCATTTCCAAAGTCAACTATCAATTCATACGTGATAATATTTGTCGGATACGCTCGAAAGCTAAACAGTGCCATTAGGATAATAGCTATTATCCACTTAATACTTTTCATCTTTTAAACCTCTCTAACAGTGATTTCTTTACAGGTGCTTTCGTCTTTGACTTTTCTATTTCAATTAACGTTTTCAATTTTTGGATTTCTTCTTTCGATAACCCAAACTTCATAGCAATCATTAACTCTTGTTCAAGTTCTTTGATGTTAGAGTTTATCATAATTAGCCTCATTATCGTAGTGCTTGCAATCCTCAGCTTTTTGTTTTGACTCTATAACGTCAAACTTTTCTTTCGTCAAGAAGCATTCCATATAAGCCTTGTTAATCACGCGTAACCAATTTTTGTTCTTACAATTTACACAATCTCTCATTGATTTCTTCCTTGTAATTCATTAATTTCAGTTTCAACTTCGTCAATCTCTTTTAGCTTTTTTTCTTTTTCAGATTGCCATTCTACGGATGTAATCCCTTTGTCGATATATCGGTTACAAATACCGACTTCCTTCCAGAGCGCTTCTTTACGTTGTTCTAAATATAGTATTAAATTTATCATTGTTACCCTTCCTTTAATTACTGTATATTAATTATACAGTAATTAGTCAATCGTTTTACTTTCGCAAATTATCAATAAAATCAATGCATTTTCTATGCTTATTAAAATCTGATTCCAACTTTAAAAGCAGTGACTCTTGAACAGACTTTACACCTATAGGCATTTCATCGGTCTTAGTTACACGTTCATAGCTTCCATTTATTTCAATGTAATTGTATTTGTTATCCACTCTTTGATTTCTCATATTTTAAACTCCTCTAATCTGTCTAAAAATTCGCCTAACGCTTCTTTGTAGATTGTAGCAAACTCTTCGTTATTCGCTATACTGATTTTAAACTCATCCTTAATGTCGATGATTACTTTCGATTCTTGCTCATTGATTGCCTGTAATTGCATCATATCCTTGTTAGTTCTCCTATCGGTAAGTGATAGCCTGTCATTTGAATAACGCCTGTTATGTCCTGACTACCACGTTCTTTGTAAATCGCTTTCGAATAAAAATCATTTCGCTTAATGCTTCCTAGTATCCATGCACTATTCAAATTTTGATGCACTCTCACAAATACATACAAGTCACATTCCTGTTTTGTATTGTGAGTCGATACCGTGCAATTGTATTCCTGTTTAGGTATTACGCTTGTCTTTTTACTTTTCACTTCTACTCGCAAACCATGCCATACTAAATCATAGTCATACGATGTAACCTTGCAAGCGGCTAATTTACCGTAAACCTCTTGCAAGTAATCTAATGTAACTATTTCGCCTATCGCACCGTAAACCTCACCCTTACCTTTCGTCTCAGAGTTATTGAGATTATGGAAATCATATAACTCATAAGCACGGCTTAATTGTAAGGGTGAGATTGGTATCATGTGAATAAATCTAATTGAGTTTTTTCTTTTTGTGCATTTTTGCAATTTCGAACGCCAACATCGAAGTAGGAATCCTTTAATTCAATTCCCCACCCTTTACGACCGTTTTTGATTGCTTCATATACCTCTGAGCCTATTCCAAAAAACGGAGTTCCTACAACCTCATTTTTATTAGAATACATATTGATAAGTCGATGAGCAACTTCAAGCTGTAAAGGTGCAATATGTTTTTCATCGCCTGTTTCAACGCCTTCTCTATTATTCAAAACATCCGTTCTATCAATGTCACTCCAAATATCAGAATACCAACTTTGAGGTAAATCAGGATTACACCCAAACTTTTGAACGTAGTTATCAACTTCAAGTTTACGAATTGTTTTTATCAAGTCGCTTTTATTGTATTCATTTAAGTCTTTTCGATAAACAGGATTAGCCCATTTTTGCCAAGTAGGTAATGGAAAGTTTTTCTTGTTTAGATTAGTGACTGGAATCCATTCGTCTTTGTTTCCTTCCCATTTTCTGAATAAAGTTACATACTCAGGAATGCCTACACCTGAATCGCAAGAACTGCTTGTTACTTGCTTGTAAAGCAATCTCTGAGTATTAGTTCTAGCTCTTTCTAATACGGGGTCAGTTTCAATACAAATTTTTGAATGATATTTGAAACCTGCTTTTTCAACGGCTAAGTGATGTTCCCCGCTAAAATTGTAAATACCAGAAAATCCCGATGATTCTTTATAGCAAGCAATGTCTTTTGTATGACAAGCCATAATACGACCTTTTTTTAAAACTCTATAAAGATGCTTTAAAAGATAAGCGTATTGTTTAAAAAACTCTTCATGATTCTCATTATTGCCGAGGTCATGAATGTAATCTGAATAAGTGAACAGATTTGAAAACGGAGGACTGAAAATTAAAAAGTCAACTGATTCATCCTCCCACTTTTCTATTTCAATACACGAATCTCCTTTCATTATCCACATGTCATCGTCTTTATGTTCTCTAAATGCGTAGGTGCTTTTAAGAGAATATTCGATTTCTTTTCCTACTAAGTTTACTTCTTTTTGTAATTCCATAAATTGAATTTCCTTTTCTCTGATTGATTTGATTACATTAGTCATTGTGTCGGTTGTTATGATATAGCAATTAACGTCTTTTTCTTGACCGAATCTGTATGACCTTCTAATTCCTTGATATAAATTTTCAAATGAAAAATCTAAGCTTACAAAAATTTGATTTGAACAGTTTTGATAATTCAAACCAAATCTTGCAATTTTTAGTTTTGTGATTAATACTCTAAATTCTCCATGAGCAAATCCTAAAAGCTTTTTTTCTTTTACGTCCGGTTTTTCGCTTCCATTAACTGCTACAGCGTCAGGAATTAATTTTAATAAAACTTTTTCCTCTTCATTCTGTGCAATCCATAATATAAAAGATTCTTTTGACGAATTAACAATATTAGCCGCTTCGTGTAATCTCCCATGCTGAGTTCTTTTTAACTCCCTATGAAAATCAGTCGCATTGACCGACTCTTCATTTATTAACATACCATTATCTTGTTTCGATGTTTTTAAAAGAACTTCGTGAAATAAGAGTTGAGGCAATTTGTAATTAGTCCCGTCAAAGCCTAAGTCCGCAGGATTTGAAACAAAAGTAGACCATGAAGCAATCCAAGAATAAAAGTCTTTTTTAGCATGACCTTTAAGTCTATAATTAGACATCCCCTCTTCTCTTACAAACCATCTCATTCTCATATCAGTAGAGTCCATTACATTTAAAAACTCAGAATGATTGCCTATTTCGTTTAAGTCATTAGGCGACGGGGTAGCAGTGCAACATAGTTTATATTTCGTATGCTTGAACAGTTCAATGATTTGTTTTTTCATTTTCCCTGTGTAGTTTTTTAGAATTGAACTTTCATCTAATACGACCCCTACGTATCGGCTAGCATCTATTTTGTGAAGTTGTTCATAGTTAGTAATTTGGATTAAATCATCATTAGGTAAATCGGTATTAACCTTTACTATTTTGATTTCAAACTTGACACCCTGCTCAATCGTTTGCCCGCTTACTGCTAAAGGTGCTAATATTAAAACTGGTTTATTTTCTTTCTTTGAAATTTGATAAGCCCACTCTAATTGTATTAACGTTTTACCAAGCCCACAATCTGCGAATATTGCATAACGCCCATATTTGATTGCTTTCTGGATTACATGTTTCTGAAATGGGAAAGCGTGTTTGTTTAACTCGCTAAGGTCAATATCGAAACCAGTCACAATGGGTTTAAGAAATTTGTTTTCAAGAATTTCTTTGTATACCGAATTGATTTCTTTTACATTCAGATAATCAGTAGTGCTATTTTTAAGATTTGACTGAGTCCATATATTATGTATTGATTTGTCAAGCTTATTCATTGTTATCCTCTGGCATTTCTGTATGCGATAAGTATTGATTTAAAATAGTATCTGTTTCGAATTGGCATTTATCTGCTATTTCGGCTAATTCGTATTCATTTAAATCTTTTCCTTTGAACACTTGCAAATTCTTATCAAGTGTAATTTTGAATATTTCGAAATGCTTTGTTTGATAATCGTTATTCATAGTAACCTCTTTTTTACGACATTAATTCTATGCGTTGTATCGTCAATTAATTAATTTATATTAATTAATAACAAACTCACTTAGTCTAGGCTTGTCTCTCTAGACTTTGTGAACACGAGCTTTTTACTCAATTAATATATACTATGTGGGGTTAATCGTAATCTTGACAAGTGAGAATACTATTGACTAACCTTTGTTATTTGCACTTATGATGCCAGTTTATTTTTCGCTTTTATTTTTCGCTTAAAGAGGTTAGAATATATCGTCAGGTGCTTGTGAGTAATCGACCGCCGCTTGTTCATGCATATCGCTTGCAATCTCTTGTGAGGCTTCTTGTGATTTGCCACCAAGAAGTTGAAAGTTTTCTACTCTGATTATGACCTTGCTCATTTTCTTTCCGTCTTGACCGTCCCATGTAGATTGTTCAAGTTGACCATTAATACAAATCTGTTTTCCTTTCCCACCGTATTGTTTTAAAATATCGGCAAGCTTTCCCCACACTTGACATTCAAAGAAATTTACTTTTTCTTTTCTTTCTCCATTTGAAACAAAAGATTTATTAACCGCTATTCCAAAATTACATAGACTTGTATTGCCTATCGTCTTTAGTTCAGCGTCTCTTGTCATCCTACCTATTCCAGTAAATACGTTTACATCATTTGCCATTTTTTACAACCTTCCTATATTTGATTTTAATTTTTCAATCTGAATTGTTAATCGCTTTGCATGAATATCTTCATTGCGAGTCATCGACTTAGATTGCAGTTCGCTTAACTCTTTTTCTTTCGCTGTAAGTATTTCGCTTAACGTTTCTTTTTCCGATTTCGTGAATTGAAAATGTTCGGAATCAAGAAATATTTCGGCTAATGCTTCTTGAATTACGCTCATATAATACCTGCCTTATATGCAATATAGATTCCAGTGATGAATACAGCAAAACCTAATACTACGAATTTTGTAAACATTCTTTTTTCTCCTTTTGAACTCGTTCGATAAATTCCCTAGACTCTCTTTCCTGTTCATCGGTATTAGCAGGTAACGTATTACGTCTATCGTTATCGGATAGAACGCGTTGACCGTGAATTGTTTGTATTGTAAATTCAGACATTTAATTTAGCCTCAGCTTCTTTGATAAGTTTTATCCCTAAGTCGTATTGTGCGGATAATCCAGATTTGACAATAGGTTCTTTCAATTCAATCCAATATGCCTTTAATGCTTTTAACGCTTGAACTTTATCGACATCTTCTTTTGCAATCCATGAGATAGTAGATGAAATCTTTTCCGATACAACGTCTGATTTGATTTTCGTAAATGACTTGTAAATACCTCTTACTTTTTGTTCAAGAGTAATCTCCGCGCCCGATTCACACCAATCTAAAATAAGTTTTCCAGTTTCTTCACTGATTACAAATTCCGGTTTGTTCATAAAAAGCCCTGTTCTATCTTTACCGGCTTTAGTTAAATGCTTGTCATTGATAATGTCAAGACTGATTGTAAGTTCATATTCAAAACCGTCTCTAGTCTCTTGCCTCATTCCTACTTTTTCAACTTTCACCTTTCCGTTCTGGTCTTTGTTCATTTCATAGTCTTGCTTGTTTCGAACAGTAGTGATAATGTGAACATCGGATTGAATAATCTTGTCAATGAAAGCAGAATGCCTAGGAGTGACTTTTGCCCAATCTTGATATTTACCGCCTAACGATTCTACGATTTCTAAACATCCACCTTTTCCATTCCACTCATGAGTAATTGAGTCAATGATTATAAGGTCAAAACCTGCTTTAATACAAGTATCTATCGCTTGCATGTATCTTTCGGGAGTGTAGGGTGCTTGTAAGGGTAATACTGAGTATTCGCCAAGATGAGAATACAGACTTGCACTTTCATTCTCTGTATCAATGACTACAATCTTTTCATAGCTTCCAACTAAACCCTTTCCTAGCAATAAAGCAGAATAGGTTTTGCCAAATCCACTAGGTGCGCTAAGCCCTAGTTTGATTTTTGATTTTTTGCGACTTGCCTTTTTAATTTCCATTTGTTACCTCATCTAATTTTTACAGAATTAAATAATATGTATTATTTGTCAATCTTATATTGATTAACTTTATTTTCTAGCTCGATATGATATGCCAGTGAAAACTCTATCTGATTAACATCGTCAATATACTTTTTGCAACTACTCGCATAATGACCATCTGATTTGCCATTAGCCACATAAGCCAAATAAGTTTCAATTGTCTCCAAATTGCTAGTTCTCTTTTTGTGATTATACTTATTTACTTTGTCAGCTTTTTTAAGTGCTTCATATAATACCGAGTTGCTGCTGAAATGTTCGATACAAGTAGAACCGACAATTTTAGTTTCATCCTTGCGACTTACAAAGTATCGGTAAACAATTTGCTTACCGCATTCGCAATATCCACCTTTGGAATCACAGTTGCCGGTATAAGTCCAGTCTGAGAAGTCGCCGAAAGCCCGTGCCATTTTTAAATCATATTTGCTCATTTAATAACCTCATTGCACTAGCAAGAATCTGTTCTACTCTCCATGCTTTGCACTCTGAATAGTAGAAGTATTGTATTGTATATGCGTTAAGCGACATGTCATCAAATATCATGTTTCCATTTGCGTATACTGATTGATAGTAACGTAGATAAAGTGCTAGTCTCATTTATTGCCTGCCTTTTTTAATAGTATCCCATTCGATACTTCTATCATGTCGTTAATCCGAGCTACAATTTTTTCCTTGTCAGATCTTGCAATCTGGTAAGGTTTTAGATTATCCGTTACATTACGATAGTAGAAGAGTTCACGTATTTCTTCTCTCAATTCGTCAACTTCCATTTCGGATGCTGATTTTTTGAATTGCTTGACTAACTTTTTTGCTAGTGTTTTAAGTTTTGATTTCATTATTTTAATCCTGTTCAAATTGTATTTGGTGAGTAGCTACTATTTTGGAATTGTAAATAAAATAAATAGTCTTATCTATTTTTAAATGTTCTTTGTCAGAATAAAAAATAAATATTCCATCTACGGTATTTACTCCGTGCTTTAATTTGCCGTCATCTAGTAATTTTTGTAAATAAAGTTTACTCATGATTAACTCCTATATCTAATTTTAAATATTCATTATTTACTGATTTAAGAGCGGCTATTTCTTCCTGAGTCGATTTAATCAAATTGATATTGATTGCAATTTGATTGCCATAATGAATTGCTTTATTATAGCTAGTGATTCGTTTTTTTAAAAACGATATTCTCTTTTGGTTAATTACAATTATTTTTTTTGCATCTAATGGATTAATCATGAGTAACCTCGCATATTTTTAAATAGGATTCTTTGACTTCGCTTGCAATACTAGAATACTGGTATGTATTCGCTTTGAGTGCATACCAGTATGTTTTACGATACTTCGCATAGTGACCTGTGATATTCCCGATAGTGTATTCCTCTAATCGAAATATTTCAACGCCGTCAACGGTTTCCCATTTTTCAGGCGGTAGAACTTCAAGCATGGCATACCAACGTTCTTTTGTGATTTGTATAAATTGATTCATACTATACTCCTTAGCTTTTCGATAGTTGCAATCTTTTCTGAATCTCTTAGATTACCGCTTACTAACCGACTTGCAAGTGCATTGATAACACGCTCTTTATCTCTTGATTCTTGACGCTCTTTTTTATTGTGTTGACGTTTGTTTGAGAATTTCATGTTCATAACCTCTTTATTAATATATATTATATAATACGGATTAAAGGTCAAGCAACTAAAGTATTTTTTTTTACGTTGTAATCAAATTTTTTTATTAAAATAGTAGGCTTTATACAGTGATAAATCACTCTTTTTAATTGTTTTTAACTACACATTAATAAAGTAGAATGTGAAATTTGCTAGGAGATATTAAAAAAATGCCCTATCTCTAGGGCTAGTCAAGGGAAAGGAAATTAACAAATGAATAATAATTACTTTTTGCGATTCTTGAAAAGAGTCTCTGCTTTTATTTCCTTTATTTTGTAACCCTGCTTTTCGAGTTCTTTTTTCCGTTCAAGGTCTTTTTTTCTTTGACTATCTGAGTAGTGATAATGTCCATTTATTTCATGTATCTCAGTGCCATTTACCAAGAAGTCTACACGTCTATTCCCTATCACTACCTGCTGAGAAAAATCGACATTAGCCTCTTGCAACTTCTTTTTGTATCGTCGTTCACTTTCCGATTCACAAAACCATGTGCCTAGATAGTAGTTGCTTGCTTGTTTAATTTTGTCTTTTACTGAGTGCTTAAACATTATTTTTCCTTTGGTATTACGTCTTTCATTCCAAATATATCTTTTAAAAAGTCTAAATCTGATTTTTGATTTGTCTTTTTCTCATATGATTGCTTTTGATTTTCAGGTATGATTTTACTATTCTTAATTATCCGATTAAGTTCATCTAGCCCACTCATTTTATTAAACTCCTTAAATATTCTATCTCTTGCTTTTGCGATTCGATTATTTTCATAAACGTTTTAGAGTGTTCGTATATATTCGATGCAACGGCTAATAGCTCTTTGACTTCTTGCTCATCTAATAGGTGTTTGTTGTTTACAAAAATTTGTTCATACATGTAAATAACCCGTATATGGCTAATGCGTATATACCTATCTTTACAATAGGAAATCCAAATAGAATTAAACCTTCTCCGAATATTCTCATGCTATTTTTAACACCGCTTTAATTCCAGTTATGATAACACCTCTGAATGCATATAGAATAGAACCGACTACAAGTGTAATAAATGTTATCCAAAACCATTTCTTGATAGCACGCCAAGGAATTAATTCATTAAGCAAGTCTTTAATGATTAAATCTTTTTCGACTAATGTTTCATTTAGACTAGCAATTTGCTTATCGTATTTCTTCGATGTATCGGCTAACGTATTTTCTAAGTCTGAAATATTGCTGTCTTTTGATTTGATTGTATCTAGTGAATCTCTAATATAATCTTTTGACTTTCGCATAGCATCCTGACATTCAAGTGACTTGCAACCGTCCTTCCCAGTCTCAATAGCTTTTTCGGTTTGAGTAGCTTTATCTTGTATGTCGATTGTAGTTTGTGGAGTAGAACATTTAAGAGATAAGAAGAGGATAATGGCTAATAGAATAAGGTAAGGATTCTCGTTTAACCAGTCTAAAAAGGTTTCAATGTATCGCATAACGTTATTTTAATCTAATACAAATATAGTCAAGCATTAATTAGTCAATTTATTTACTTGACAAAAAAATGCGTTAGTTGACAATAGGGATATGGTAAACCAAAGCGTAACTTTAATCGAGTAAAATTCATCCGTCCAAGATGCGCTCTAATTAAGGTTACGTTGGTTTTACAATCTTAATTAAAACAAAAACTTTAGCAATTAAAATTTAATCCTTACAAGCTGAAATAATTAAATCTTGTCTTAGTTCTAGAATACGCTTATCTAATTTACTTAACCTAGACTCAATCACATACAGGCTCAGACATATAGCAACTAACGTTAAAAAACCTAGGTATCTCATTTATAATATTTATCCAATTCGCTAAAGTCAAGTAGCATATACAAATAAGATTTTTGTTTGCTTGCGTATAACGTTTCTTTGAATGCTTTCCAATCTTGTGATTTCCAGTCACCTCGCAACACTTGACAACCTGCTGACCACCCGTCAATCTTATCAGTGCCACTACCTGCATGAATGTCAACGCCCGTAGCATCGGTATAAATTTTCTTTTCATCGTTTATGAAATTTTTATTAGTATCTCGCCACCCTTCCAAACTTCCAATACGTTTATAGTTATCGCCTAACGTCTTTCCGTATAAATTAAACGCTTCATTCCCAAAATGTAGCGCTCTTTGAGTCAACCAAAGTCCATTACTCAAATGAAAACATCCTTCCTTATTCATAGGGGCTAATGTATATTTTGTGCCAGCGTCTACAGTTCCTTTAAACACTTGGCATTCGTCTTGATTTATAAATCCAATTGTATCGTCAAATATGTTAATTGATTGCTTAGAATCACACAAGTCATTTCCATCACCATCGGGTTTTGCTCCACGAATACCGAAAATTAAATAATCTTTAGACAAAGGTAACTTGTATTTATCTGCTAAGTATTGTGTTAATATCGCTTTAGTTCCCATTCATATATACTCCACATATTTTCCTAAAATTGTTTATTACGCTTGAAACTGATTTACTATCTATATAATCTTTATAGCTTCTTAACTCAGTAATTACATGACTTACATTTGATTCATTAAGACTATTACCTATTATCCACATTACAGCCTTAGACAAATCATCGGCATCACTTGCACTTATTTGACCGTTTATATACAATAAATCAATGTCTCTTAGTATTGGATTAAGTATGTGTTCACTAGCAATCAAGTAAACTTTCTAATTCCAAATTTTTCAAATATGCTACTTTCAATGTAAGAAATAAATCTCAAATGAATACTGTCTAGCATTCTTCTCTCATGTAGATTAAAATTAGCTAGAAATTCTGTATCGGTCATTTTCTGCTTCCATGCATATACGACAAAACCATAAATCTTTTCTAAGTTCTTATCTCTGTCTGATAGCTTATGAATATATACCGCACTTACTTTGTGTTCTTCCAATATCACAAGCAGTGGACTATTTGGGTCAATTTTTTTAATGTCATCGTATGTAAGGAATTTCCAGTCATACTCAGTAGAAAACACAAAAAAAGAATTGAAATGAGACCTCGTTAAGTGATTAGGCATAAATGAAACAGGCTTACCATTCAAGCGTATGACATGAATTTTCTCATCACTTGCATAGGAAAAATATTTTCCATTATAACATCGTATTAATCCATATGCATCGGCTTTAATTCTACCCTGTAGTTCTAAGCAATCAGAATTAATCTCAGATATACGCTTGTTAGCCTCTTGTAAAAAACCTAATCCCATGTAATCGAAAAATCTATTGATTTCACTCCTGAGAATTACTACGAGTATTCCTACAATTACAGAAATGGAGTATCCAAATATTTCGCCAACAAATCGCATAACGCTCTTTACTGTGTGTTCGTTTAGTTCTGGTAATTCCATTATGAATTGTCATAGCCTCTTATTTTTCGAATGTAGTTTTCTATTTCGCTTATTGATATATCAAGGATAATACTAATTAGGCTTAACATCTTTCTTTCGTTTTCTTTTCGCTTATTGAATGGAATTAAGAAATTGCACTTGCGTATGAATTTGTATCGTTCTTCTTTGCAGATTAATTCTAGAGAGTAATAAATGTTATCCTGTAAATTGTCATTCTCATAAAATCTCTCATGCTCAATTAAATCTTTTGATATATTCTTATCATCTATATAAGCGTCACATGTTTTATAATTCATTTCAATTTCTCATTGTAAGCATTGCACTCATCGTCAATTTTCACTTCATCGTTTTCATGGAAATAATAATTGTAAGCCCTAACGCTGTCAGCATGATTTTTGTCGGTCTTAATAAATATCATTTCGTTATGGATAAACATTTCATTCTTTTTGATTTCGCAAAATTTCATTTCTTAGTTTTGAGGTAACTCCATATTATGTGCAATAAATAATTTGCATGTATGACAACTAACGACATAAAAATAGTATTACCAAACATGATAAATTGCAAAGTTGAATGAGTAGTAAATCCTAATACGTCTAACTGCTTAACAGTGTTTAGCTCTGGGCTATTTTTCGAGAATATAATAAACGGACTAATGATTAACGCATAACATAAAACTATCGTATTGAATATTTTAAATTTGTCATGCAAGAAATACATTAAAGTCTCTTGCCAAGTTTGAGGCAATACTACATGAGTATCGGTGTCTATAGATTCAATTTTCTTTGGTGGCATTTAATTTTCTCATGTGTTCATTGGTTGTCAAAAACGATTCATATTCTTTATATACTTCATTATTAAATAAAGCTAATAATGTTTTTATTATTATCTCTTCATCGGATACATTAGAAATATGCATTTCTTTTTTAACAGTATCTACACGGATAACCATTAGTAGCCAATAACCTTTAACTTTGTAGTTTTTGCTTCATTCATAAGTGAGTCATATTCTATAATTCCCTTACCTGTGAAATGAACGCCGTCACTAGAATAATCTATCTTAGGGAATACTCCGAATAAGCCTGCAAAATGTTTTTCTAAAATTACAAGACACGCGTTTGAGTCAGCATTTACAAGTGTTAAAAGATGATTTGTAAATTCAATCTTTACTGTATTAACGTAAACATCGTATACGGGAGGCAACCCGCCTAATATAATTTTTGCGTTAGGATACAATGACCTTGCTAGTTTGAATGTTCTAGTTGCATGTTCTTTTACCACTTGAACATCGTAAAAGGATAATAGCTCGTTACCAAAGCATTCAATTATGAGATATTCAGGATTAACCTCTTTCAGTGATTGGAATGTGTCTTTAAGAATTGCATCATAGAAAGATGAAGCTTGACCGGCAAGTGCAAGATTTAATCTCTTGTCCACACAGGTTAATTCTTTACGCGTGAAATCAGATAATGAATCACCTATCAATACAGTTCTATCCGTGAATGGCTTTACGTTCTTGTATTCAGAAATCCAGTCTTGACGTTTTTTTAATTCGTTTACATAGTTTGTGGTTAATGGGTATTCGCCTTTCTTAGGTTGAACGTCAATGAGAGAAACCCATTTGGCTATACTAATATCTTTCATATTTTGTTGACTACGTTCTATTAGCCGCCTATTTCTGTATGCATTGTATAATATATACGCTCTTGTCAATGGATTCATTCACTCACCTCAATAGCCTGACTACCTTTGAATCGTTCTTTTGTATTATTCACTAATCGCTTTCCGTATGTTTCGTCTAACTTTAAATACTCAATTCCGTTATATTTGAAAACTGTTTTAGGTTTTACTTCTTTAAATTTATAATAGTTCATACTCAAAAACCTTTATATAGTTAATTGCTTCTTGCTCAGTCTCAAACTTTTGCAGAAATTCACCTTCTTCATTCAATAGCAGATAATCCTTATTAGGCTTTAATACAGTTACCGAGCCTTGAAACATACCAAATATATTCCAAGCTATATTTGCAAGCGAGTCTTGCTTTGTAATTAATCGAACTCTCATTTTGGTAATCCTATTAAATCTATCTTTTCTCGACTCAATGCGAATTCGGTAAAATAAGTTTCTACAATTAACTTATACAGAGAATTCTTTTTTGTGTTTGTTAGTGGTATATTCTTGTTATCCACTGAACGCCAAAAGGTAACTCTTATATCGTCTTTAGCCTGTAAAAGCATAAACTGAGAATCTTTGTCGTATTGGAATTTATTCCCTTCAAAGTCAACGCCTACATTTTTACAATTCGATTCAAAAGTTGAATTGATAGTATTAATTAATTTTTGCTTATCGGCTAATGCTTCTTTGTCTCTTTGTGTATAATCATAAACTGGAATTCCTTTTGCATCAAATCCGATACAATATTTTAACTGTTCAGGCTTGAGAGTAACAAGTGTTAGCCCTTGAATGGGTTTCGCACTTGTGGTAAGTTTGCCGTTATCGTTGTAGTAAAACATTATATTACACTCGCAATTAGATTAATTAAAGTGACTTGCACTGTTCCTGTGTCAGTAACCACAAAAGTGTAATAGTCATTATCCTGAGAATCGACGTCTGTAAAATTAAATCCAATAGTCACAGAGTATCCTGATATATTGCTATTATTCGCGTAAACAATATTAGGCAAATATAAAGCTCCATTCTTATGGACGCTTATCCCTGTGATAGTGTTTGTCCCTAGCACTAAAGCTAAGTTGCCAGAGATATTTATTTTTTGCGCTTTATTGCTTGTTACTCTCACTCCGCTTGAATCCGTATAACCTGCTCCGTTGTCGACTATTGCAACACTATCACCTCGCGAATATGTGAATGCTGCCGTGAATTGTAGCCTTGAATTAAGTGCGCTTACTGCATTAGTCCCGCCTGTCCCAAACCAATAGTCATCATTTTTATCAGTGCCACTTTTGTATGCAATAGTAGTCAATATATTAGTTCCATCAAAATACAGGCAACCTATAATTCTTTTAGTTGTATTGACCGTTGACATATAACTGTTATGCGTTACATTAAACACTGGACTAGGTGAGTATTGGAATGTATCGGCTGTAATTTCAGCAGGTGGTATTGTCTCCAATGATATATCGGCTAATGAGCTAACAACGATATAACGCCACCCCGCCGCGCCCGTTACTGTTATATTATTTTGTGGAACTAATACAACATAGCCATTCACATACGCAATAGTGTAATAAGTTAAAATAGCACTCGACTTACTAAACCTAGATTGCAAATATCCTAAAGTAGTTAATTCGATTTGACTCAAATAATCACTGACTGGAATCATCTTATACAACGTTACGCTTGTTCCACTTACTTCAAAAGGAACATACAAAATAAACTGATTGTCACTATTGACAGATTGAACTTGGCTTGACAACCCCGATGAGGTGAATACTACTTCGTTTACTCTTAATTCATCGCCTGTTAATAAATCGCCACCCGTTCCATTTATAGAAGTGTTATTTGCGGCAAATGTCCATGAGCCTGTCAATGCAACTTTTTTGTAAATAGGATTAGTCGAACGTCTAGAACCACTAGCACCTAACGCTAACATAACACCACTTGAAAAACCTAAAGCCTTTGCAAGTGTTCGTCTTTTGTCTGTATTGCCAAGTCCAGTTGTAATATTCAGTGAAGTCAAAAGATTGTTACTATCTTCATACGATATTAATTCTATGGGCATATCATTCAAAAACGGGTTGACTTCTCTACTTTGAGCGCTTACCGTTTCGTTTATTTTTACATAGCTATTTAGATTTGAAGGCATTTAGTTTACTCCTATATGATTTGTCGCAATGGTTCAAAGTATTCATCTAATCCCTCAGTGATAATTTCACCGATAAAACATACAAACATCATTTGATTAATCCCTGCTAATAATAATTCCAACTTGTCAAGCATAACGCTCGTTATCCCTACACCGTTTAAGTCTATCAATATGTATCCATTTCGAACAGGTGTTAAATCTGCTGAATCATACGCTTGTAGTGTATCCACTTGCATTGAAACTTGTTCAATAGGGCTTTCTTCTATTATAAATCCTGTAGTCGAATCAAGAGACAAATTAATATAATCCGCTACCATGTAATCTTTCCATTCAATAAGGCTTTGTTCAATTTGGAAATAACGTTGTAAAATATTGCCGTGCCAAATTCTAGAATCGCCACCCGTAATATCATCTATCAAAGGCTTCCACATTGAGAATACAAGCGGCTTACGTTGAATAGACGGCATTAGTTTTAAAACTTTTCTAAGTTCTACAACATCACCATGATATTTATAAATAGCTCCTGTCGAATCTGCTAATTGTGTAGGGAAATTAGTAATGTCAGGTCTTAACGAATAACGTAAAGTTTTTATCTTTAACGCATAATCATTGTAATACGCTTTAAGCTTAGTCATTAAGTTAAGCCAATCATTATCATCATTCAAAGGCTTAGGTAATAATAAATCAGTATCTCTAAGCAAGTAAGAACCCCACTGATACAGGCTGTATAACTCCGCCAAATGAAACGGTAGGCGCACTACCAAAACTTGTAATAGTCACGTATTGAATTCCATCGACATAGCTCATACATGCACTCGTTATGTCATTCGGTCGAATAGTCTCGCCCATATTTATGAAAGGAACATTGTCTAATATTTTTTTTATTTGAACGCCGTCTGTAGCGTATGAATACGAATACCCTAAAAGAGTAGACATTAGAGAATTGATAATGGTAATCGTTGACTCTATCCCATTAGATTTGTAATACTGATAAATATAAAACGATAATTCGTATGACCTATAGTAAGCACAAAAAGTAAGAAACTTGTAAATGTCAGTTGCGACATATCCACTTTTAATTTCATACGAACCTGAAATAATAAGGCTTACATAATTCGGGTCATATACGTTAATAGTTACTTGCTCAAATGATGAGCGGCTAATAAGGAAATTCTTAACGTTCTGCTTTAGTGTATTGCTAGGATAACCACCACCATTAGGAATAATAAATACATCGGATTTCAGGATACCAGTTGACGCGCATTGTGCTTGCAAGACTCCACTTACTTCTAAGGCTAATGACCTTCCACTTACAGCGTCCCAAAACATATCATGCGTTCGACTCATTAAAGGGACTTTTACTTTTGCTTGTTCTAACAATTCAGGATCAGCCCCACCTGTAGCAGCTAACGCATTTGAACACGTTAAAACATTTGAGTCACCACCTGTATAAATCGTAATTGTATTTGCATCGACATTTGAAGCATCACCGCCACCTGTAGCATAATTGGCAGTAATCGCAATTCCTACAGGCTCTATTAGTCCATACTGCTCACCACTAATTGAGTCAATAAAAGGCATAGTAATATATGATGTTCTGTCACTTCTAAATGAGTGAATAAATACTTTAGCCAAAGGGTCATTATAGAAAGCAAAAGAATCGACCGCAGTAAACAAATCACTACCTATCGTTAAAACAATAGTCTCAGTTAGAATATCCTTATCGGGTAAATCAATTATTTGTAACGATTGACCTGTAGTCAATCCAAGTGAAACGTTAGTCACTGTCTTTTGCTGATAAGTTTGAACTATACCGCTTGTTTGCCCCATTGGTATTGTTATAGATGTTCTAGACTCAAATTGTAGTTGAGGTCTATCTTGACTTGCTGCTGTCATGAATACCAATGAACTAGCAGGTAGAGTATAACTACTAGTAGCCGTTGCAGTCGGATTAATCGTAAAATCGACAAATACGCTAGATGTAATATTTCCTTTGAGCGTATAATCATTGAGTTTAAATAATTCAGTTCCTATATCCAAAGCTTGAACAGTAGAAATAAAAAACTGATTCACTAAAATATTTATCATAGTAGATAACGCCGCAAATACACCTGCGAACATACTCTTAATAAAAAACGGTTTATCACTTGTTAATGAGTCACTGTTCAAATCATTAATAATATCCGTGTATGTTCTAGATATGTATCTAATCGGGTTGTTCATATATTTTGCGTTACCAGTGTGTTGTCTAAAATTCTAACATACGAAAAACTAGCATTCAAGTTTCGTTTCTTTTTATTCTCATCGTAACCGACTTCTATCAAATCATAATCGCTTGCAACTTGTCTTTCAGGTAAACTGTTTAGAGAATAATTGTCAATAGCCAATAGAATCGACAAAGTAGATTGCACTTGAGTATTTAATGTCATCGGGTTAGCTTGTAACTGTTCAAGGATAGTCCCATTTTCCCTAAGAAAAGGAATCGAATTAAATGGAGTCATAACGTCAAGCATAACACCTGCATCGGTTTCTCTTGCGTAATCGCTACCCCAATTATTTAATAATGACATTGGAAAAATACTCACTCGTAAAATTTAGTCTATCGCCTAACGTTGTCAAGCGATTTTTCATTCTATAGAACCTGTATTAGTGTTCTGAGAATTGACAGGCGCTCCCATATTACCAGTTCCTGTAGATGATAAAGTTCCTGTTTTTACACCTGCATGGTCTTGAATTTCTTTAACGATTTCCTTTGCAATCGCTGTCCATACTACCACATCATTCGCTTTCATAGGTTTAGGTAAAGCGGCTAACGTTGTAGCTATTGCACTTCCAAGTCTTGTAAAATCTAATGCCATATCTAAGCCCCTGTATTTGGTTTCGGAGTAGGGGTTACTGTATCAAAACCCGTTACCGTTGTTATATGAGCGTGAGTCACTAGCTCGTATGTTATTGAGCCATTAGAAACAAATATCCCACTAGCATTTATATCTATGTAGTAACTACCCCGTTTTAGTTTAATCCTATCTTTGTTATATTCGATTTTTACATCGTTATTTTCTATCTTAATATCGTCTTTGTCAATTGTGATTTTACTGTCGCCTACTTCATGGGTAAACATTTTCTTTGACGTATCGTATGAAATAGCGGCTAACTTATCACTTGTCTCTTTTTGATACTCAAATAATACCTTGTTATTATCCCCACTCTTTTTAGGCTTATAGTATATAGCGTCTAACGTATCGTAAATCATGATAGACGGGTCGCCGTTAAAATATCTGACTAGAACGTAATCGCCTTTGTCAGGAGGGTATTGAGAATAAAATATATTAGCCGGTCGAACAGGTAGCCAACTACTAGAATCCGTTTCGTCCGATGGATTAATTTGGTTACTCCACACTTGGATAAATCCTTTTGTATCTGAATCTGTAGAAACACTTTTAACTTTTGCAGAATATGTTTTATAGTATTTCAATTCGTCATTTACGACATATTTAATTTGATTGTAAAGGTCATCGGGTAAATTTTCGTAGCTCATCTTTTAAGGGTCAACTTTTGAGTAACCCCGCCTCCTGAATGTTCCCATGATATTTTACTAATACGGTAGTAAGACGTTTTATTTTTGTTTACTCTTGTGGAAAAAGTTTGAGGGATTAGACTTTGAGTAGTTTCATCCTTAGCGCCTAACCAGCATAAGTCTCCAATTTGATATAACGGGTTAGGGACTACTGTAATACTATACTCTTGACCTCCACCTTCGGGTGCAGTCTGAAAAGTTTTTAATTCAAAGAATTGCTTCAAATCATATTTCTTTCCATTGACGGTAATTGATTTAAAATTACCTGTTGTTTCATCCTTAAAATCTTCATAGTTCAATGCAACAATTGCTTTTGTTACATCAGTCTGGTCTTTAGGGCTTAGGCTTTTTACTTTTGCTTTTACGGTGGTGTCATTCAATACCCATTCTTGTGTAGTCTCTACACCTTGAGGGCTAAAGGCTAATCCTTGTTTGCCATCGGGTTGAGTAACTGGAAAGGCAATACTCCCGCTCGTCCCTTGGTTTTGTGTTCCACTCCCATCTAGTATGTTAGAAAATTTATTTCCTGAATCGAAATAGTGGTAAACACCTTTTAGCCCTCGCTTATCCGATGTATTAATTTTACCTTCGTCCTCCCATCCTACAAATAAAACCTTCTGTTGAAAGCCTGCATAGAACATTGTAAACTTACAATTATATTCTATTGCTAATCGTCTTAAAAATTCCATAGGAGTTTCGAAGTTTTGCAAGATTGGGTTTTTCTTACTAGCAGTCAACGGCTTTCTATTTGTTTGATTCACTTGAAAAAATAAATCTTTTTCAGGATTGAAATTATTACCTAATAAATCAGTGCAAGTATTTGATACAATTGTTTTCAACGGCTCATCGTTGTTATACGTTACCGAGTTTTTCCCTTTGCCATTAGGGTAACCACCACGTAAAGATACATTCCACACTAACCCGTTATTGTTTACTGAGTGACTTGAACTTGTGATAAAGCATTGTAAGCCATTAGTCCCACCTCTATAAAATTCAGTATTGCTATCATATCCTATTTCGTTCTTATCTGCAAATGACAAAACTTTTTGAAGGTATTTCATGTCTTTATGAACACCCCACTTAATAGTCATCTTTTGCCCGTTACGAAATGACAAAGCATACATATTAAATAAATCTAATATACTCAGTGTAGCGGTTAACGTTCCGAATTCTTCCTCTTCAATCGACAATGATAATACAGCTTGATTTGTAAATCCTGTAGCACTAAAAGAACTTTTTAGATTTGCCATTAAGTCGCTACCAAAAGTTAAAATAGGAGTTTGTGTAGGCTTACCGCTTGTATCTAATACAGCTTTCTTAACCTCGAAAAAATAAGTATCTAATTCTGGTTGAACTATCATACAGGTATATTGAGAAAATTAATTTTAGAAATATCCATTTGATATTCTACGAATGTGCCTGCGTTTTGCTCGCACAATTTAAGAACTTCTTCATAATCGCCTAGCTCATCGCGTGCAATTAAATCTACGTCTCTGAGATTTACATTGATTTGCCTATCAATTATACCCTGTGCGATAAAGTGAATTGACTTAGTAGATACAATACTCCCATCGGTCGTATCTAAAAAAGATTCAGTAGGAACGTTTACGAATTCAAACATTAGGGAGTTTGCTTCCTTGTCATATTTCTTGCCATACCATATTGACTACCGGCTAATTGAACGTATTTCCACATTTGGTATAGTGAATTATTCTCAATGTATTGCATCGTTAAATCGACATATGAAAATGAAGTTGTTCCATACCTTGGAAGGAAATGGTCTCTTACATGTGTAATATCGCAAGACTTCACAAGACATGGAAGTGGAGGTCTATTTGTATAACCATACCAAATCACTACAGGGTTTCTGCTAAAAGTATTTTTCGTTTGACCTATAGGAGTTTGCTGAGTTCTCAATCTTTCGAAAGCCATTATTTCAGGAGTATTGCCAAATTGCTTATCGAATTTATTTACAACAGGAACCCTAACGGTAAATGTGGTGTTGCCGTTAAGAACATAATTGGTAGGAACATAATCTAAGCCTGCCACTTGATATTCAGTATAGTTAATTGACTTGCTTGTCTTAATATCGCCTTCTGGTAAGAATCGACTTGTTATCAAAGTTGTATTTAAGATATTAGCGTTACCTACTGAGTCACCGACATTAGCAGGTAATATAAGAATCCACCAGTTGACCTTTTTGGGAAATTTCATTATTGGAACCTCGCATAACTCTCTCTAAGTCCTTGTTTAAAATCGGGTTTAGTGTTTAATAGTGATTTGACTTTGTTTACTATTTCTTCCACATTGCCACCATTAACCGTAAAATTAAATTGTCTACTATCGACATACTGACTACTTGATTGACCGTTAGCCGCACTACCTACAGTCTGAATTTTGTTTAACGCTTTAGGTTGTATTTGATTGTTAGGGATTATTTCGCCGTCTTGTTTAGGTGTAAATATTTCAGCCCCTTTTTCTCCGACTAAGTATGATTTGCCTCTAAGAACTTCGCCACCTTCTGCTTTAAAACCATCTACCGCATTCGAAACAAAACCAGTAGCCGCTTGACCTTGTTCCATTAGCCAAGCAATCGCTTTACCGCCTTTAGATTCTTTTAAATAAGACCATGCATCATTGACACCATTAGAAATTGCATCAGATATTTGTTTTTTTAAATTCTTGCCTATGTTAAAAGCATTTTCAAAAGTATTCCCGATACTACTTTTTAATTCGTTTATAGATTCTTTTACTGATTTCCCAAATTCTTTTATTTTAAAAACCATTCTATCAATTTTGTTAGGAATATCCATGAACCATCCAGCTAAATCTTTTACTGCAACTATTGACCAATTTATAGCCATTGCCAATAGCTCTACTGTTTTTATCACTGCTCTAAATGGTGCTAATATGAATTCGCCTATAAACTTTCCAGTTTCCTTAAAACCTTTCTGAATGGTTTTGTTTTCTTTGCCACCTGTTAATCCAAGATTTTTAAATATATCACCTATCTCAGTCAATGCATATCCAAATTCATCGAATAATGTGAATAAGCCATCACTTCCAAGTAACCCATCTTTAAATCCATCTAGAAACGGGCTTATTGCATTTTTCCAAATAGTGCCAAACATATCTCCTAAAAATTCCATAACACTTTCAAGTTTAACTTCTAAGAATGCAATTATGAACGCAATTTTAAGAGAGAATAATTGAACGTAGCCTAAAAACTTTTGCATAGTCATTTGACCGCCGCCAATCACTTTCAGGAAAGCACCGTAAAACTTTTTAAATAGATTTAATACAGCACTCGCAGCCATAGACATTAATCTAAATGCTTGAACAAAAGTCGTTCCTAACTGGACAAAAACAATTCTATTTTTGCTTACCCATTGAAATATGTTCATTATGATAGGATATACTTCTTGCGCAAGAGGCATAAATAAATTGCGAGTGATAGTATCACCCATTGATTCTATTGCTTGACCTATTGCGGGTATCGCTTTTGATACACCGGCTAACGCTCCATAAGCCACACCTATAGCCGCACCAATTCCAATCATAGCCTTATTTGCTAACCCGAAACCTTCGGTATCTTTTTTTTCTTCTGGTTTTTTCTTTATAGGCTTACCAGCTTTTTTATCTAAAAGCTCTCTTTGCTTTTCTAATTCATTTAATCTTTTTTGAGTAGCAAAATATTCTTTACTTCCTACAACTTGCTTGTTTAAAAGTTTCGTATAAGCGTCAACTTTTGCATTTAATTTGTCGTATGTTAAGACTTGTGTTTTAAGATTGTTCGCAAAAATAGAGCTTTGTGTTTGAGATTTTTTAGAGCTTTCGCCAATATTAAAAAATCCTTTAGCTAAGTCTAATTGTGCTTTTATGGATTTGCTTACATTAAATACTGACTCAACTGCTACTTGTTCCATTTTCTTTTAATCTCTCTTGATGTTGCCTAACGTCTTCAATAAAACTTTCATACTCTAACCATTCCATTTGTAAGAGTTCTTGTCTTAATATACTACCATGAGTAATTTCGCATATTGCAAGATACTCTTTGTTAAACGCTTCTAAATCAAAATCAAGACATTGAATATATTTACAAATCCAATTCCATTTAAAACCCTCAGTATCAAATACAATTAAACGCCCGCCCTCACTGAGGATGGAAGCAGACCGGAGGCGAAAAAACTTGCAAAAGAATAAATCTGGTCATACTCATTTTTACAATTACTACACGTATGAGTAAAGTATGGTTTCAATCCATAAGTATGTAAACCAATTTGAATTCTTTCAAAATACTTATCCCATGCAAACGATAACAACCCACCTTCGACAAATCTATACTTAGCGATAAACTGCTTCATATCTTCTATGTCATCGGTTTCACCTGATTCTAGAATAATTTCACTTGGTGAATAATCGACATTATCTATTAGCGAGTAGTAAAGCTTGTTATTAAAATCATCGTCATCTTTTGCCTTAGCCGCCGCTTTTAGCATGTCGTCTAACGTAGGATGACGAAACGTAATCGCATTGATTTGTAATTTAATGCCAGTATACTTTTTTAAATACTTAGTCCACTCTGTATACTCGTCAAGATACTCTTCATCTATATCTCTAATCTCATCAAGTAGTTGTTTTTGCGTATACGGTTTTAGAGTAAAATAACTTTCTTCATATTCTCCATATGAACGTTTTAAGTCAATGTTTTTCAGGTTGATTCTAGTATCGCCGTCTTTAGTATCTGCAAATTGATGAACACTTTTACAAATCGGACATAGACCGTTCATTGTCATAAAGGAGCTAATAGCATTCATCCGCATTAATTCAAATACGATATACTCACAATCGACATAAGGAAGTTTTTTCACGTCCTCATATCCGATTGCTTGACCGTCTATTTTTTCAATTCCATTTTTCAATAGCTCATACATCGCATGAAATATACGAGCGCCCTTTACTTCTTTTTTAGCTTCAATTATTCCAAGTGGATTAAGTTTAATGTCCACTTGCTTATTAGATAAAGGTAATTGTAAAGTTTTCATGCTCTTCTAAATGTAGCAGGCTTGTGATTAATCGCTACTGTAATTTTTGCCGCATTAGGACTTTCTTTTGTCCCCGCTGGTTCCTTGCAAGTAGTTACACCGCATAAACCGTAATCCCAATTCCCTACTACTGAACTTGGATTAAACGGGTCACCTAGTGCATCTGTTTCAATAACGTTCACTTGATGATATTCATTTTTGTCTCGCCAAGGATACAAGAAAGTATCCGCACTTGTAGCGATGTCTTTTGTTTTGTTAAACGTAAACTCACTAACACCCGCACGAATCATCCCTGTTCGAATTGGAAAAATATATTTATCATCATTAGCAATGTCAGTAGTCAACATTTCTTGACTCACTTCCGGCCATTCAATTAAATCGGATAACACAATATTACCGTCAACTACAAAGAACTTATGCACTGCATAATAATTTGACATTTTTGTAGACATTTATAAACTCCTTATTGTAGGCTAATGCCTATTCTGCTCGTGATTAAAATTTCATCCAATAGTGAATATGTAGCGTATTGGATAACGACGTCAGCTTTTCCTGTTGCTAATTTTGGAAGGCTATTCAATGTTATGTCATCGCTTATCACTTTAGTAACATCAAAGAAATTCGCAGGATCTCCGTTATCTAACACGTCAATGAACGCACCGTCACCTTGACTTTGTGCAATTACAAACGGGTCAAGAGTTCCATCGAACATTGGTTTTAATAAACCATACTCTAATTGAGTCCTCATGAATTTTAGTTCTCTAAATTTAGCAGGTTTGTTTTCCGACGTTCTCAGATTGTCCTCTGCCGTAAATTTTATAATTTGGTCTAAGACAAATCTATGCAAGTCGCGTGTTCTAACATCATCGCTAGGGCTTCTAAAGTTACGCAAGATTATCCCGTAACCGCTTACGAAATTCATGATATTAATACCCGCATTGAACAGTGTAGTTCTTACAGTATCATTCCAAGAATCTTCATAAATAGTTTCGCTACCTGTTAAGTATGTAAAAGGATATGCGTATTCGCTCACAGCATGATGAGCTTGACCGTTGTAAATTACATTAATCCATTTACCGATTACACCACCATACGTAGGAATCTTTTTTAAATTACCAATCGGGTCAGGAACATAACGATAACCATAAAATAATCCTATTCGTTTCCAACCAACTCTTACAACGTAGTCTTGACCGTATGATTTCAAAGATTGCCAATCATCGGCAAAGTCTGGTAATTGACCTGTATAAAGTGGAAAATCTAAACGACCGGCAACCCATCCTGCAAATGATTGATGAACGGCTGTCAATGTTGTATCAGTTGTGATAAAGAAACAAAGTCTATCCAATGCATCAAAATCATCTTGCATATTAGTCCAGTCACTTGTAGTTGAAGGCGCTGCACCGTCTAAACCACCTGCTAAAAATACAGGAGTTGTAATGTCAGCCGGATTTCTTTTGTAGAATGTAGTTGCACTACTTGTCGATGCACCTGCAAAAAGTGGATGAGCTGCTAATACGTTGTTTACATAATAGTCAGTAGCCTCACTTTCCATAGACAGATACTTATCATTCATGGCAGTGTTTACTTTTGTGATTTGACCGCGATAGTCTTTAAACCATGAAGTGATTTTAAAGTTCATAACATTCACAGCGTCACTAACTGCCAAAGCTGGCATTGTGCCTTGTGGTGTTCCTGTAAGAGTGTTAGTTGCCTCATTGATAGCAGTGACTTTAAATCCATAATCCACACTTGAATGAGTGATTTTAAGTTGGTCACCAACTACAATTCCTATCACACTATTAAGCACAATAGAAGTAGGCGCTGCACCTGTAATGGCTGTAATTGCATACGTTAGTCGCGATACATTAGTGATTGTATAACCAATCTTATTATCGTAAACGCCAAATGAAGGCTGACCACGATAAGCTGCCGATAATGTTAAAGTTGAAAGTGGTGTTCCTGCTTGGTCAAGTAGTGTAGAACTAGCAGTTGCCGCACCGGAACCTTTAAACGATTTAAACTTAAACTTAATTGACTTAGGGCTAGCTTTTTCAATTGCATCATTTAAAATATACCAACCTAGCTTACCTGCTTGTGGTTCTGCACCGATTAAGAAATCCCTATCGGTTTCCCCGTCAAGAATCATAACCTTGTCAAAGATTCGATTGAATCTACCAATAGCTCCGACAATGTTCATCGGGCTTGCAACTATCGGAGTATTCCCAATTGGTTGTCCTGTTTGCGAATGAACGCCTAATAAATCAGCCATTATAATACCACCTTGTATTTGCCATTAGCTACACGAGATTTAAACAAACTGTTCTCTTGTAACTCGAATGGAATATTTTTATTTTCACCTATAAATAAATGCGTTATGCGCTCACCTAATAGATAATCGTGAGTATCCTGTGTATTATTAAATACAGTAATTGTTTTTGCTGTCACTGTATTTGTGTTGTTATCGTTGTCTGTAAATTGTTCTTTACTGTCTTTATTTGCCATTCATAAACTCCTGTTTCAACCTCTAAGGTTAATCCTAATTCGCCTGTCTCATCGCCAAAATCTGAATCTTGCTTTTGATTTCGGCTAGTATATACCACATAACGTCTACCATTCCAAAACATGTATTCGTTGTTACCCGCTACACTTTGGAAAATTCTAGCAATCAATTCTTTTGTTTCTAATGACCTATACAATCCATGAAGCATAGGTTTAAACAAATATTGACCTGAAAATATCCGATAATAATAATTCTGTGGGGTTGCATTGTCAATACAAATTAAGTCGCAACGCTTAAAAGTTTGACTTAAAATTGTAGTTGCATCAAAACCACCTTCGATAGACAAAGCAGGTGTAACCCCTTCTCTTTGTTTAGGATTTACTAATATAGGTATTTCTAGATAAACATTTTCATTAGTCCAGTTATTGAGTATTGTAGCACCGTCAAACATTTGCCCGAATTGATATGAAACTGTATTGTCCTTATTGATTGTATGACCTAATATTTGGTGAACTTCGCTACCTATTCGAATACAGGATTGACGCTCTGCAAATTTAGGAACTTGATTTACAGTCAATGTTTTACTGCCTGAAATCACTGTAGATGTTCCAAGTAGAATAGATGTAGGAACTAACGTCTTTACATACTCACCTATGCCAATATTAATGTCATAAGGCAATTCGTCTTTACATGCTACGAGGTCATTTAGTATGAGAGTGCAAGCGGTTAACGTTCTTATCTCTACTTTGTCGATAGTCGTATATGGATTGTAAAACAAATACTCATCGGGCTTATCGCTTGTGATTGTAAAAAAATATTCTACTGAGTTTGAACCAGAATAGAATTTGATAAATAGTGAATCACTTGGATAGGTTGACAAATTATTATAATTTACCGTTATGTAAAATGTATCACTGCCTGTCACGTCGATAGGCGCTACAGGAACAAATGTCATTACCCCATTATCAATAAAATCAACTTGCACTTGACCTTTAAAAGTGTATCGGTCGAATTTATCATACTCTATATCGGTTAACGTTCCGTTTACGATAGTCCAGTTAGCACTTAGATTAAGTTTATCAATTTGATATTTCATTTTGATAACCCTGTCTTAATCGCTTTCTCGAAATTCTGATTAGTAGATTTAAACTTATCGCTTTTGATATAACGTGTATATGCCTTTTTTAATGGGTGCCTATCGGGTATTCTTAATATGCCATGACCTAAAGCGATTTTCCACCATGCATTGAACGCCGTCCGCATTCTTTGAGTTATTGAAATCTTAGCGCCTGTTAATTCGTGAATCGTCCATAGTCGTTTCCAACTTATACGCGATACCTTCCCACTAGGTGAGCGGTTAATAGCCATTGCACTATCGGGTTGTAATTTAAACTTACCACCTTCTTTGACAATCTCTAAGTGTGCGATTAATCCACCTTTGCCTACTAAAGGACTTGACGGTAAAGATTGACCTCTTGCCTTTCTAATCTTTTTAGTCAACTCGCTTAAAGGTTGCAAACTGAAATTATTCTTTCTAAGTCCAGTGTTTAAAACTTCTTTGATATTGACTAGATGATACTTCGCCGCTTTTATGCTAGCATCATTCCATAATTTTTTGTTAGATGTATAACGTTTTCCTAATGCCTCGAAGGTCATATAACCTCCGTGCAAGCAATCACCACGTAACGATAGAACTCTTTTGTCGCTACGTTCCCGTAATAATTTGCAGTATCAATATTGTAAAATCTATACGTCTTAGCATCAATAACTACTGCTATTCGATACCGGTTAATGTCTACAGGTATATCGCCTATCTTATTTGCGAAGTCTCTTTTGCTCACATAAAAGATTGCATTTATATTTTCTTTGACACCTGCCTTATCTTTTTGTTTAGAGCTAGGATTTAATTGAACAGGGAAAGCATTGAGTTGAACGAATTTATTTCCATACCCTGCAATGTCTTTCATCCTATCTCTATAAATATCAACTTCACTTCCATCAAAGAAAAGAATATTCTTTTGAATGTCTAATCGGTTAATCGTCTGAGTAGTTTTTGAAATAGCTCTTTCACTAACGTTCATCGAACACCTGTTTTGTATTTCGTCAACATCGACCATGCCATTGAACGATAACTCTTAACTAACCCTGCAAATCTTCCTTCACTATCTGTATACGATTCTGAATAAGCATCAATGGAAAATGTCGATAATCCACCGTCTTCGCTACCGTCTTGCATCAACATGAAAGCGGCTAATAGTAAACTAAGTGCTTCTTTAACATCGGTAGGACATTCTATTTCATCGTAGCCATACGTCCCTCTAACCTGTAAAGGCAGTCTAGGAAAATATTTTACCGAGTAGAAATCAGGAACAAATTTAGGGACTATTCGAAGTATGCCTTTATTCTGATATTCACTAACGTCTAAGTCTACAACGTTAATATTAAGTTGCTGAAAATAATTATTATAAACGAGTTTTGAAATTACAATTGAATCTATTGTTTGAACTTTCTTTCTTCCAAGCAGTAAACGGTCATTACCCGAACCGTCAAGATATTCGGTAAAAGGTTGTCTGCCATGAAACGATTGACCTGTGAAAGTTTCAACTTGCGATAATACAGAATCAAACAAAGCGGAAAACATTGAGTAGCTCGCATTGTAAAAGTTTAAAATGCCTTGTGTAAGTTGTGGTTTTAGAATTCCATCGACCGTTATTAAATCAGTATCTACGGTTTCGACAAAATTAAAACCAGTGTTTACATTTGATTTGATATAGAAGAGTTGTTCTTCATATGCGATTGACAAATCACTGTCAACAGGAAAGTCAATTTGGTAATTTGGATTCAGAAAAGAAACTGCGTTTACAGGATAATCACCGTCTATCTTTTCAAGGATAGTCATCTTATTCCTATAGACTTTATTCAGTGACTTGATTACAATTTCTTTTCGTAAATCCATTTCATTTTAATACTCTTTTGCTACGAGCGCAAAACCTTCATTAGCCAATGCGAATGCAATGTCTTCTTTGTCGATTTTGATTCTATTGGCTTTGTATTCAAGTTGAACATCGCCGCCGTTTACTCTTATTCCAATATGTCCATCTTGCAAATTTTCATCGCTTGTAAATGGAATACGGAAAATCCAAGCTTTGATTGGTTTAACCTCTGCATGGATTGTCTTTGTAGGGTTATACTCATTAACCACTACAAAGCCTTCTTTTTCAATTAAATACTGAATCATTTCAAAATTGTTTTCTTTATTGATAGAAACTTTTCCCTCAATTAAATCAAGGCTTTTAGTCTCACCACCAAAAACAAATCCTAGCTTGCAAGAATGTTGAATGAAGTTATGTTTTAAGATAACATCATTTTTTTTGTTCTCGTTTTTTTGAACTATAATTTTTTGTTCTTTTGTTTCTTCAAGCGGAGTTTCCTCCGCTTTTGTTTCTTTTGTTTCTTTTGTTTCTTTTGCCATTTGGCTATTCCTTAGTATGCGCTCACGCCTCTAACTAATACAGATGAACTTGTGTATCTCATGATAGGAGTCCCGTAAGAAATCAATTGGAATTGGTCACTATCGGAAGTCTTAGCTAATGGGATAACACTCATAAACCCAGCATCTTGGTCAGGTGTAGAATTTTGAACATACACGTAACCACCGGCACCTTGAACAGCATCCAAGTCAACGAGTGCAAAACATTCACCGTTAGCCCCACCACTTGAAAGCGTAAGAGGTAAATCGTTTTTCATAGTTCCGTAAACACCTTGAGTCAATAACTGAGCAGCAGTAGCAGTTGTATCGTAGTTTACATCAAGAGTGATTGTGTAACCACTTGCATTTGAAGTAACCCCGCCTTGAGTTGCACTTGCTACGATGTTACCTGCTGAATCCAAAGTCTTACCACGATACACACCAACTAAACGGTAATTAGCCGCTACGTCAGTTGCACTTGTGGACATATAAACTTTGTAGTAATATGCATTCGCATCTGGGCTTGCAATTGTTACTCTAAGAGTATTAGTTGCAGTAACCGCCGTTACAGTAGCTGCACCGCACATTGTTTCGCCGATGCTATTGTTACTAACGTTAGGGTCAGTAGTTGCAACAACTTTAGAAACTTTGATATAGTAGTTTTGTGAAGAAAGTCCACTAGAACCAGCAACACTAGAAGTAGTAATAGCGCCCATAGTTCCCGCTGTTTCGCCACCAAATCCTTGACACTCTACAATCGGAACACCTTTGTAATTCGAAATGTATGTTCCTGCATCAAGACGATAAGGATTATCTTGTGTAGGTGCTACAGTAGGAACTGGAAGGTTATATCTGATTAGCCCCAAAGACCCTACCGTTTGTAAATCATTGAGTTTAATTGCAAGAGCAGGTGACATTAAAAGAACACGATTTTTAGGTGTGTTCAATCCACCTTGTGCAATGTTAGATAATCTGATTGCTTCGTCTACCATAGCAGTAGTTAAAGCAGTCGGCAAACCAGATGTAAACTTTTGAAGTCTACGCTCTTGTAGGCTAACATCGAATGACCTCTCCCATGCACCGATTGACAAATCGCTTGCATCATATAACGCATATGAATTGTCATAGATAGAACGGATAAGGAAATCTAATCCCCAAGCTCTAGACTCTTGCAAAATTGCAAATGAAATCGCATCAAGGTAACCAGCAGTCACATCTTTGTAGAAATCATAGATTTGCATTTTAGTTTTAGAAACTTTGAGGTTTACACTTTTTTGAATTACAGTAGGTGTATTAGGAGAAGGATTTGATTTCTCTCCACCGTAGTTTCCGCTTTGTCTCAATGCAGAGACTAATGGGTAACGATAAACGTTAGAAGCGTTTTCGCCCGTTTTTCTCATTGGTTCCATTTGAAATAGATTCATGATAGGGTTAATATAACGAATTCCATTTGCGATTGCGTTTGATAAGTGGTAAGGTATTGCACCCGCACCCGAACCAGAGTCACTCGCTAGACCAGCTTTGTTTACAAACATTAAAGCAGACTTTAAGTTTGTTTTAATTCTATCGCCAAAATTTGTAATAGTAGACATTATCTACCTCCTTTGAAAGGGCTTAATGATTTCTTGATAAAATCAAAATCGTTTTGAGCTTTGCCAGTGATAGCAGATTCATTAGATTTATTGATTCTAGAAGCGAATGCCGGATTCTTTGCAAGTTCATCTAGGATTCTTTCATCCATTGATTTATTTACTCGAACGTCTACAGCTTTCATAATTTGTTGCCCGCTTACTTCTTCGATAGCTTCAACCAATGATTTATTGATTGTAACCGCTTCGCTAAGTTGCTTTCTCATAGCTGCCATTTCTGATTTCATTGTGGATAATTCAGATTTGATAGCAGGGGAAAGTTTTGCAGTATTAGCTTTTTGTAATATAGTCTTGCGAGTAATAGCATCAAGTCTAACACCTAGTTTCTTTTCCATTACGTCAAGAATAGCATCAAAATCATCCATGTCAGTTGTATCGCCTAACGTTTCTGCATCGGATTCAGAATCTTTTGCAACTTCTTCGGAATCTTCTTCTTTAGAAACTTCATCACCTTCTTTCTTTTCAACTTCGCCTTCTTCTTTGCTCATTGCGATGTCGCCTGTTCCTGTAAGCATAGAAGAAACTTCATTGAGGTCATCAATCAAATCAGCAAGTCTTCCAACTAATTCAGGATTGACTTCTTGTTTTTTAATTTTTGATTTCTTGATAGAATCTTTAATCAGATTAATTTCTTTCTTGATAGATTTGATTTTTCTTTTGGATTTTTCAAGTCTAGCTTTTTCTACTTCTTCGCCTTCTGCTTTAGAAACTTCATCCTCTTCTTTTTCGGTTTCGGTTTCTTCTTTCTTTTTCGATTTAGTAGTTCCACCGGAAAGCAATTCTAAAAGTTGTGCCTTTTCTTCATCGCTCATTTCGGATAGAGGTTTCATTAAAAGTTCATCTTTGACTACTTCGGTTTCGTCTTTTGCCATTTCCTCAGAGTCAGCTTTACGCTTTGCGTATTCTTCTTCTTTGGACATTTCGGCTTCTTCTTTTGTTCTTAGTGCCATGTCGTCCTCACTTAATTTGTATTGTATAATACCGAGTAGCTTCTTATATTCAGTAGCGTATTCATTGACAAGATTATCAGCATTAGCCTTTGACATAACAGGGTCTAACGTTTCGTCAGTTAGAATCTCATGCATTTTCATATTGAATTTATCTTCAAGTCTTGCTAACTGATTTTTGAAATCTTCTTCCATATTTTCTTCTTTGATTAGTTTTCCAAGAAGAGTATCTTTCTTTTGAACCTTGCCTGAATCGTATAATTGCTTAAATACTTTTTCCACAGGTGTAATATTCTCTTGTGGATAAGCACCCTTTTCAACCAATGAAACACAGGACAATTCTATCCAGTCTAGGTTACGTCCACCACTTCCATCGGTCGATTGTATAATGTCTTTATTTTCGTCAATTAATCCTTGAATGGATAATTGACGTAACGCGCTTGGTTTACCATCGTAAACGCCTTGACCTGTAATAGAATTCCACGCATCTTTAGCTCTTGCAACTAACGCACTAGGAATATCATGTTTTAAATCTTCATCATCCCAAAATCTAAACACAGTTTTCCATTCTCCATTTTCGTCAATGTAAGACTGGTCACCTTCAAGCTTGCCGATATGGTTTGCTAGAATGTTTTCGTCATGTGGATGTAAGAGGTAAATCGTTTTAGTTTGTGCTTGTTCTTGGAATCCTTTAATACAACGCTCTGTCATTTTTTCATTGTGAGCGTCCCGATATAAAGAACCGCTTGAAGTAGCGTAAAGGTATTTTCTTTCTTTGCCGTTAGAATCTTTTTTTAGAACAGTAGAATATTTATTATTTTGCTTGCCAATTGGCTTATGTGTATTGTGAAAAGCAGTTTGTATTTCAAAGTTTACTTTAATCATATGTATCGCCTAACGCACAAAAAAGACATGCAATTTATATTAAGTCTAGCATCTATGTCAATCATTTTTTTATAGAAATTAGTAATCCTTGTAATTTATCACAGCGTTAGTCGCAATAGTTGCAGTCTGTGGAGTAAAGCTAATAGCAATTATGTCGGAAACATCATTAATAGTTATGTCTATACTGCCACCACCGTTAGATTGACTAAAACTCATTGTGCCCTAACTCCTATAGACGTAGTGCCTGAAATATTAACTTGACGTATAGCAGTGCAAGGGAAAAAAACATCGTTTGAATATGCGTTAGTTACTATACCAGCATCCCAATCCATAACCTTTGAAGCTATGTCATTCTTAATGTCTATAAGTGAATCAGAGGAAACTTGTATTTTACCACTTCCTAGTGTAGCGTCTAACGTTATAGCTACGGATTGAACGCCTGTAGGAATTAAAATCCATTGACCGTTTCCTGTAGCGCTTAACGTTTCATGAGCTTCAAAACTACTCCTAGTTTCTTCACCACCTATCGAATCACTGTTTATAGAGTTCATTAGAATATAGCTCATTTCAACCTTTTAAAAAAATAGTATACATCACAATTACAAGAAACGACTTCACTAGCAGGCAACATCGAATCATGTGGATTGTTTATACTTAATGTAGATTTGCCGTCAAGTCTTTTCAATAGAAATGGTTCATTGATTGAAATTGCTTTTCCTCTTGCCATGTCGATGTGATTTTTTCGAGGCTTATTAGATAGCGTTCCATTGTGTCTCCACTTCTTGTATATCGCATAACCTTCCTTAGCCGATACTTTACTAGACTCTTGCATATACACATGTCGCATATTGTTAATAGCACCTTTTGTTTCTGTGACTGCTATTGCATGTAAGTTTTTAGGCACTCCATATGGTGGTGAGTTCTTAGTATAGTTTACAAAATATTGGTTAAGTTCTTTCTTGACTTTTAAATGAATGTTCTTTGATACTGTGCCGCCTAACGTTTCAATTTGGTTATTCTTTAAGACTCGCTTAATCAAGTCATTCATTTCCAATCGTCTAGTCTTGCTCATTAGTTGACCGTTATCTGCTGCCTTGCGTATAACGTTTGAACGCCGAATAACGTCCATAGGTAAAGGCATCTTGACTATTTTTTCTTTAGCCCTAACGGGTAACGCATTCTTTAAAGCTTTCTCTATTTTCTTTTTGTCTAAATGACCGACCGCACTAACAATCTTTTCTTGATTCTCTGTGATAATCTTACCCATGAGAGTAGAATATTTTTTCCCTTTAAATGAATACTTATCTTGCAACTTAGCCTTATCCATTATTCTAGAATTTGGATAGGTTGTTTTCTTTTGAATCGACTCATGGACTTCGCTTGTATCGTAATCGTATAAAGCCTCTAATTCAAATTGTAATTTAGAGACAGTCCACTTTTCGCGTAAAGCCCTATCAGTAATTTTATCCGATTCAGATTCTATAATTGTTTCGAGCGTTTTTAATTCACTTACCATGTTTCGAGTAAGTCGCATAAAAGCAGAGTTTGAAATATTAGCAGTTAGCACGCATGAGATATTAAAAAAAATGCGTTAGTTGTCAAGTCTTAAAACGTTATGCGATATATGTCGATAAAAAGCGATTCCTTCGACATGACAAATATAACGTGTTAAGATAATTGAGTTTTATCGACATGAGATTTCTTATGTGATGGTTATGTGATTTCGAATATTAATAATAAGATTAAGATATTATTATTAGGCAATTTTGATTCTTTTATAACATAATCACACCAATAAGATATTTGGTTCACAGCATCATCTCTATTTTTAAACGTTAAATAACCACAAGCTTGATAAACTAAATCTAAGTTTAAATTAGTTGCATTTATTAAATATCTGCCATTAGGTAATTTTTCAGGCAATTGTTCTAGTTTTACTTTATAATTTTCGACATTAATTATATATTCCATTTTATTTCTTCGAAGAGTAGATAATATATTTTCCATCGTCACAATTTATTGTAATAGCATATATATCTTTTTTGCCAGAGCCTTTTTTTACGTAAGGCTTAATCCACTTTAAAAACTTCTCTATTTCATTATTGTAATTATCAATATTAGACCGAGTGCTTATATGCCATGTTTTGCTTATTCTATCAAGCCAGAGCTTACAGACATGTAAATTTACACCAAAATAGTAACTACTACTAATCAATAAATAATTACAATCCCATAGCCAAGGATATTTTTTAGGTTTAGTTTTTCTTTTGCCTATTAAATATTTAATAGAGTCAATAACATCAATCGGAGTATTTTCATTAAATTCAAATCCTAAAATTAGTTCAGTGCGCATAAATACAAACTTTATTAATACGCGTATATTTTCAACAGTAATTTTATGTGATGGTTATGTAATTTGGTAACGAAATTGATTTCGTGAGCACAAGAAAAGCTAGGTAACCGACCAAAGTCACCTAGCTTATTTGCGATGGACTACGAGTAATAGGAAGTCACCTTGCAATACTGCAAAGACTACCACAAATTCAATTTGATTTATAGTGCAGATTTGTCAAGTTCAATTAGTCTAGTTGACATTCTCACTAACGTCTCAGTCTTAAAACTGCCAATTCGTCCGTGGAGCAAATCATTAATTGTCTTGCGGTCAACTCCACAGATTTTACCAAGTTTAATTTGCCCGATTCCATTACCGTTATTATTGAGCTTGGTTAGCTCTGACTTGATATAACTAAACGTCAAGTCAGAGAGGCTTTGTAGTTGTTGAATGTCGGCTAGTTGCATTTTTGCCCGTCTACAAAATTAATTCTTTCTACCTCTGCATATCGGTTGCCTACGTAGTCGTATTTGTCGCATACAACAATAGATGCCTTTCCGTCTCTTTTAGATGCTTTTATAGCTCTTTTAATTGCAACTTCTTCCTTTATGCACTCAATCCCGTCCGAGCAGTATATTCTTCCTTTCATTGCATTTCTCCTATGACGTTGGCTAGCTTAGATGCTAGCCATTAACTCTGCTTGTATTCTATCTAACTCTGCCTTTCGGATTTGTCGTGTTTGGTATTCGTCAAATGTAACTCCAAAACCTTGAGTTCCTCTTGTGTCTATCATGTAGACTCTATTATCTATTTTGTAGAATTCGTGTATCGAAGAATTTCCAACTTTTAGTAAAATCCCTTCTTGTTTTACGAATCTAAATAGTTTCTCATCGTTGTGAGTTCCTTTTATGCTTTCTAGTTTTTTGATTAAGCTTTTCATGGTTTTTGTCCTTTCCTCGTTTCTATATATAATATAACATACATACTGAGTTTAGTCAATACTAGATTTCTATAGTAAAACAAGAAAAAGTGAAAGTATGCTTATAATAACTAGAAGGATATGTTTTAAGGCATTATGGCGATTTGTTAAAATATAACTAATAGCTAAAAATAATCGTTTTTTTAATAAAAAAATTAGCTTAAAAAAGGCATGGTCAAAATGGGTATTTTTATCTAGTTTTTAAACTGTTTACAGCGTTCATAATTTGATTATTGTCTGGCATTGTTTGAGGCTGAGCGTCGATAGCCAATCTATTAGAACCCTCGTTAGAATCAGGGTCAAGCCCTAGAATAGTAGTTCTAATCTCATTCAAGGTCATCGGTAAGGACATTGCTTTTTGAGCCTTGTCATATTTTTCCATGTCGGACTCATGAACTTGTAATTCAAATTGCCAATACGGAAATTGATTAGGTAAGTATTTTGTTTTACAGCCAAATTTGTTTTTAATCACTTCATATGTCATTTGATTTTCAAGCGCTTTCGCTACAGGGTTAATCGCTTGTGAATAGTATAACGTTCTTTGAGCTTCTGAATTACCTTTTGCTAATGCGCTTCCATCTTGCTGACCTTGCTCATTAGGAGTGCTACCAAAAGCCCGATAGACGATTGACTCAATTTTTTCTAATTGTGCTTGTAGTGTAGGTATGATTGCTTCTTTCCCGATATTGATAGGAGTAGCTTGTTTACCCATTGACTTTAAAACTTTTACAGCCTTGTCTTTCTTCTTTGCGTTTAACGCTTCCTCTGTTCTTTCGATTTCAGCCATATCGACTTTTTCAAAAGCACCAATTGAGTTAGGAACGTCGAACCCGTCGTCAACTACGAATACAACCCATTGAGGAGGCTTTTCGAAATTAGACTCTTCCATAATCATTAAATCGGTATTTAGCTCTGTAGTAACTAACGTTACAAGAGCGTCTAACGGTGTCATGCCTTGACTGGTTGACGTGCTAGGAATATATTGACCGAACGATACAAAGTCACTTGTCAGAATTCTAGAATCTTGCTGTGAACTCCAACCGTTCATAGCATAAGGCATTTGAATATAAAGACGTTTGTTTGTATCTGCCATATAGACTTGAGGAACTTCAAATACTGAACCAGCAGGGTATAATCTATACCCGTCAAATTGTTGCGAAGGAGTTAAAATGGCATTAGCCCCGTGAATTTTCATTGCTTGTAAATATTCTTTTGCAAAGTCTTGATATTGAGTTCCGTCATAAGGATGATAAACCCAGTCGGATACTTGCTGACTTGACTCAATGACAGCACGTCTAATATCTTTCCTAAACCAAAGCAAAGCTTCATCAAAGTTCAAGATTTTAAAATTGTCGGTATCGAATCTTAATGAATACGGTTTTAAATATTTGTTTATCTCTAAAGCGTATTTAATCCATTCATTTGTATTATTAGCCCATCGTAAGTGATGTTCTGCTTTTTTAATGTCCTCTACAATCTTGTCTTCTATTTTATGACTAGGATTAATTGTATAGCTCATAGCACTAAATAATTGAGCTTGTTGAGTAACTGCTGTGAATACCGAATGGCATTTACGGAACACTTCCTCTTTCTCCCATGGACTTAAAGTGTAAAATACAGAACCGTAATCAATTTTTACTTGCTCTTTACTTCCTTCGCGTGTAGTTCCTGTAATCGGCAACATAGAGCCATAGTTGTATATCGCCCACCCATCGCCGCTAAATACTGGTTTATTTTCGTTAGGACTTGTTAACATGATTAGCCTGTGAATATATTAAGATTGGTTTTATCTGTCAAGCAATATATCGCCTAACGTTTCGTTTCTAGTATCTTAATTTCATCGGGTGTCAATGGTAAGCCCTTAGACTTCTTTTCGAGTATCAATTCAATACTGGACTTGATAGAAGAGATTCCCTTGCTAATTTGTGATTTATTGGTTTGGTTGTATTGCATGACTTATTTAATAGAACGTTATACGATATATGTCAAGTGGTTTTTAAAAGTGCAAGTAAGTCATCTATCCTAATATACTTATCCACAAGAGGGCGTTTAATCTTAGCCATGAATTCAGATTTTTCTTTCTCGGATATGAACACTATTGTAAGTAGGTAATCAGAATCGCCTAATTCAGAATCGTCATTTTCGGTTACATTTTTTTTATGTTTAGCTTTCATTCGCGCCGATGCTTCTTTCAAACTTTCACCTGAATATTTTATTTTCTTTTCCAATTCAGTTTCTTTGAAAATTTCATGAACGTTATCGACAAGTCCAGTTTGAGAAAACATATAATCTAAATCAAATTTATCAAATCCCATATCTTGAATAAAATCTATTTCAGGGTTTTCTACTTTTAGCTCTAGCAATTTTTCAGTATCGAATTCGCCTTGAGTAGATGTATTATTCAGTAAAGTGTTAAGTATGATTTCGGTCTTTTCGTCAACATCGATTTCGGATATGACAAGAGAGTATTCTTTGTTTCGATAGTATGAATCCATAATCGAAAGTCTTTGATGACCACCTACTATGTTACCTGTTCTTTTATTCCATACACAAGCAGGTTGAACTAATCCATATTTTTCTATTTCGGTTTTAAGTTTCTTTCTTGCACCTTCATTAATCTTTCTAGGATTATACAAAGCTTCTTGGATAGTAGACCGACTAACGGTTTTAATTACAAACTTTTCAATTGATTGTTTTTGTTCTTTCTTCTTCTTTTCTTTTGGCATTTATTAACTCGATTTCTATTTTAGGATTTTGTTTTTTGATTCTCTCATAATCATCATGGTAGTTATTATATACCCATAAAAGCACTTCACCTTTAAATGAGTTAATATCTCTGTATCCTATTTCATAATTAGATTGCAAGGCTATTTTTCTTTTCTTTAAATATTGAAAAACATCATTGTCATTAAAAAAACCTACAGGATAAAACGTTTTCATTTTTTCTTGGTATCCGTTATAAACAAGCATATTCGCTCGAAAGTTATCATATTTCTTTATGCCTAATCCAATCCATTCACACCCATACGTCAACCGGTTATAGTCATTTATTTTTTTATAAACTTTAGATATTTTATTTTGATTTAACTCAGGATGAAGTTGTCGGATTATTTTAACTTTAAAATAATCTTCATAGTATTCTAATATGTTATCTTGGAAAGAAATGTTTTCATATACATACCAGTAAACGGGAATTATTTTTTTAAAGTATTGCTTACATAAATCAAGTGAAGCTACTGAATCTTTGCCACTTGAAAAGTATAAAACAACCTTGTCAGTCTTTTTAGATACAAACTGACAAGGATAGAAAAGATTTCTCAATTATCTTTTTTTAGGTGGTTTTTTTGCAGGCTTCTTTTTGCTTTTTGGTTTAGATGCACTGTCAGCGCATTTAATAATACCTTTTTCAAGTTTCATACGTTATACTCCCATAACATTAATTTACCTTTTACATTTGTAATAGACTTATCCAAAAAGCAAGCATTTTTTAAAATCCAATGATATGCGTTAGGAATAGCCCACTTTGATTTCGAATCTTTGACAATATCGACCAAATCACAATATCCGATGATTGCATGAGTCAAAACTTTATTATCATCGAATGTCTTGATTAATTCGTATTCTGTTTTGTGCTCTTGCAATTCAGATTGTAAATATACATCCCTGCTAGTTTCATCGTATTTTAAAAACTTATTGACCTTGTTTCGCCTAACGTTTTTATCATGGTCAAGCGTAAATCTATCCTCATGAGCTATAGGAGTGCAATCTTTATCTATATATAGTTTATCTATGCCTTTTGATGCATGGATATACAATCGACCTCGATAGCTAGTTTTCCATGTCCGATTTTCAACGTCTTTTAACCCTGAGCAGATTAGATAACCCCAAGGATTTTTTACAGAAATTACTTTTTCCAAATATTACCTCTTTTAAAAATACCTAAGCAGTTTACCGACATGCTAAGGTCACACTTCATCAGTTAGGGTTATAGCATTACTTTTTTCGCTTCACCTTCGCCGTTTACGATAAATTGACCAGAATAAGATTTTTTAAAAATATTGATTGCTTTACGAATTGTAGTCGTCTCGCAAGTATCAAAATAGTTACCTTGTAAGTTTGTTAGTGAGTATAATTTTGTAGTTTTCATCGTTTTCTTCCTTTTGAGTTTTAAACTCTCTTTTACTATTAATAACTATATATTAATTAACAGATTTTGTCTACAATAAATTAATAAAAAAGCTTTCCTGAAAAGAAAAAAATCTAGAGTATTTTGATTAAATCAGCTATAGTAAAAACTCTAGTTTACAGAGAATGATTTTCTTCTCTAATTCCACCTGACTGACTGAATAATCTTATTAAGCCTGCTAAAGAATCAGGACAGTCATCGGGTGCGTATCCCTCTATATATTCCAATACATAATACAAATACGTATTATCACAATCATTTGCAAAGTCTATTTTCTTCCAATTCAATCCTATAAAGTGAGTTATCTTTTGATGCTTGTTAGTTCTTTCAGGATATGGAATGACTCTTGGAAAATGTTTTTGAAATTCCCTTGCACTTATCTTATTGTCACCGTTCGATTCGATTACAAATAAATCGACATTATATCTTTTGAGCAAAACAGTTATTACCTCATACAAATCTGTAATTCCTTTTTGCCAACAGAATCCGCGCATAACGTATCGTTTAGTAGTTTTACTAATACCACCTATAGACAAAGCAGTTAAGTCACCACCACCATAGGCAGGGTCACAATAAGCACGTATTTGATATAAGTCGTTACTGTCCCATTCCACATATGAAGGATTTGTAAATATTCTATCTTTAGTCGGTCTTGCATTCCAGTTGCCATTTAATAAAAGTTCTCTGTCATATTCTGGCATACCTTTTAGAGTTCCTAGATATTCAGGATTCACTTCCAATAGTTTAGGGTTATCTTCTATCTTAGCAGGTATGAACGTTACTGATTTTATTTGATTGTCTGAATAGTCGGGATAAACATTCTTAGCATCTTCTTTAGAATCAAACCATATTATAGTATCCGATACGCGTATATAATAACGTATCTTGCCAGCTCGTTCCTGTATTGCTAATCCTGTATCTCTATCAATCCACCATTGAATAAACTTCTTTACCCATGAGTCAGGGTCAGGATTAGTAGCCGCTCTGATGTAAGGTTTGATTCCACACAATGAACGATTTCGAGAAAGCATGTAAAAGAATTGACCTTCCTCAAAATGCGTTAGTTCATCGAATATAATTAAAGGAATTTCTGAGCCTTGCCAGTCATACTTATTCTTATCATGTTGCATATGCCGGAATGAAATTTTATTCGTATAACCTTTGTATTTAAAATTCCAATCCATTGCACTTGAATATGCGTTAGGGAATACAGAATACATCTTAGTAGCCGCATCCCATAATCCACCTTCATTTGTAATTTGTGGATATGTTCTACGAAATAATACAGCGCCAAACCCCTTAACGTCTATATGTCGTAAAGGTTCTAATAGGAGTGAAAAACTTTTCCCGCCACCTGCCGCGCCTCCGTATATGGCTATGTCAGCTTTAGTAGAAAGAAACTGTTCTTGTCTACCCGCTTGTGGTTTGAGAATTGGTTGACTCATTATCTCTGTTATTCTCTGGTATATATACGATAGGCGCTATGAGTGATTTGCCGTTAGACGTTACATCGGTCTTAGATACTTCTAATCCCATTAGTTTGACTTGGCTATTGATAGCTTGTATTTCAGCTTGTATATTTTCGGATTGCTTAGCTCTTCGCTTAACGTTGTCTAGCTCTTGAAGGAATTTAGCTTTAAACTTTTCTTCGTTTCCTTGCCATGTTTCGGCTATTCGCTTGTAAGCTACTGCGAAATATCTTTCAGCCGAACGTCTAGTGACACCCCACTTTTGCGACATAAATCGACAAGTAGATTTAGTATATTCATAGTTGCCTATTACGGATAACGCTTCCTGTATACGCATTTCGCGTAACGTTAAGTATGTGTCTTTCTTAGGGTTTTGCTCTTGCCATTCTCTAGCAGTATGCTTTCTTAATGGCTTAGGCTTTACACCTTTAAACTTTTCCTTAGCCTTTCGCTTAACGTTCTTATCGGACATTATTTAAATAGTTCCTTCTTAGTTTGTTTGACTTTATTAATTACCATAACATACAGCCTAGCAAAATCTATCTTAGGGTTTTTGTATTCCTTTAGAATATTCCAAGTTTCCTCTTGAATGAGTTCATGAAATACTCGACCGAATAGCATTGGTATTTGTTTTGAAGTCCAACCTAATTCGTTTTTTATTTTCTCGAATTCTTTTTCGATAAATGATTCAGTGACAAACTTATTTAGTATTTTTTCTTCTACAGAAAGCGAAGCGGTTATCTCGGTGTATCCCATAGCTTCAACATGCTTTTCTTTAAACTCATTGGTTACAATCTTAGCCCATGTTTGACGCTTGTATTTATTGTAAAAATCATAGTTTTTAATTACGATTCCTTCTACTTCGTCTGTCGCATAACGCTCTATATGTTGGTATCTTTTAAACATTACAACCCTTCACTAGCTCGCTTAACGTATTCCATTAATGCCATAAAGCTTTCTTCTAACCTTGCAAGGTATGACTGGGCATTGATTTCTATTTCTTCTATATCGCCTAACGTTAGTTGGTCATTGAATGCCTCTAGTGCTACAACCATGATAATAGTAGAATGCGCTCTTTCAATCATACCAGTTAGTATAGATAGTTGTTCGATTGTCTTATTAGGTAAGTCGATTGGCTCTGTCATTTTCTATCCCTCACTTTCCATACTTGATACAACGCATACATGGCAAATAATAGCCATGCGAAGGTGATAAAAAACCCTATCAAGAAATGATAAAATGCTTCTTGCTCTTTTTCGATAGGGTAAAGCCTGTCTACGTTAAACTCTATCTTTTGACGATATGCGATATATGTAGCGAATCCGAGTAGGCAGTGAAAGCCATAGATGTATAATAGTATCATAGCATTATCCTAAATGTCGCATATGTAGCGACTAACGTTAATCCGAATATTCCTACGATTGCGTATTCATTCATTTCTTGACCTCGAATCTTTTTACAGTGTATTCTTTTTGCTTATCAAATAGAAACGGCGCTCCCATAACATCTTCTAGTTGTTCGATTGCTTTCTTTCGAGAATTGGCATTAGTGCCATTTAGAATTCTTCCATTGAATAATATAAGCCATTGTTTCATTTTATTTTACCTATGCCATTAATCCACTCTGCTATATCTGGTATTGATTGAAAAATTTGCTGATTATTTTGGAAAGTGCTTTTAACTACTTCTTTATATTTTCCTAAATCGCAAGCATCTAACAGAACATCTAAAAGAAAAGTAGTTTCCGCCAAACGTTTAGATAAAAATATAACAGGCTCTTTATTGTATTCATTTAATATTTCTTCACTTGTCATTTCTTAAATTCCCCTTGTATGATTTCAAATATCTTGTCATTGTTTTTCCGCATATCGTTAATTAATGAAGCAAGCGAAGCATATTTGTCACCTGTTATTTCAGGCATTGCCAAGAGTCTTTCGTTTAACGAATGTAGATTGACCTGACAAGCTTCTATTAGATTAGGTATGTCGCTTAACGTTACTTTGCTCATTTGTTTCGTTTCCAGTTTCCTTTTCTGATTTCGATTGTGTTAATGTCTATGTCCTTTCGATAAGATATGCCATGTAGTTTATTAGACTCATGAACATATCCTTTTTTAATTAGTGCTTTTAGATGCTGATTAACACTTGTTTTACTTACTTCAAACATATCGGCTAACGTCTGAATCGTAGGAAGTCGGTTTGACTCCTGTGAATAAGATTGAATAGCCTTTAAATATTTATATTGAACTTCTGTTAATAGCACAGTCAATATAATATTTTTACATGTATTATTTGTCAATCAATTTCTTTCTTCCATTCTTTTCGATTAAGTCTAGCCTTATCTTTCTTTGATAGTATCTTGATAGTAGGCTTCATCCCTATCTCGATTCTACTAGAGCGCTTAACTCTAGTAGGTATGTCGTCTAACGTTTTCATCCGATTCCCTCACAATATTCTTTCTCGCTTTTGTTTAACGCTCTCATTTCGTAAACCATTTCTTCAAACTTTTCATCACGTTCAAAGTCAACTTCCATTTCTTGCTCATGCCTTGCATCGGATTCCCTGATTATGTTTTGAGCGTGACCGGCTAACGTTTTAAATAGTTCAGAGTCATCATAAAACGCATCCCAAAAGTTTGTATCCGACTCTGATAAATATGTGTTGTCATCGCATTCAATTTCCTTACCGTCAATGACTAGCTTTGTAGGATTAAGATTTTCATCATATTCCTCAGGTGTTTCACGTGTTGACGGATAGTAAGTGTATTCATAATCATATTCGCATTCGATTTGCTTTCCTTCCACGATTCCACTAAATTTGTAAGTTCCTTTATTTTCCATTGTCTTTCCCTTCCTTTCCCTGTTTTACTTCTTTGCTTTGCTCTTTAATTAAGCTTTCTACTTTCTTTGGTTGTTTAGGCTGAGGAGTTTTTTGAGTATATGACCTAATGACTAGAATCTCAGCGTTAAGCGATAGAGCTAGTAAGAATATAATTATTTTCATACAACCCTCTTTTTAATCTCTACAAACTTCATACACTTGTCAGTCTCTTTGACTTCTCCATGACCTGCGATATGCATACATTCCCCTGTAGCGTATCGGTCTACGAATTGATTAGAGTGCTCACGAAAATAAAAGCACTTTTTACAATTAACGGTTTCAACTTTTGATTGCATTTCTCTTTTCCCCTTTTACAAAAAATATTGCTTCCCCTTTTTTATCTCTGTATATCGACTTAACGTTATGGCTAGATTGACCACGTTTTAATAATTCGTCAAATGCGCATTCCCTCGTCAATATAGGAGTGCATTGTTTTTTAAGTCTATTTACTACTATAAATTCATCCGAATTGTGATTCATTTTATCATCCTTACTGGTTTACACCTTAGCCAGTTGGTGGATAAATTATTTAAACTAAATTTTCCCAGTCAATTCCTTGCTCTTTTACGATTCGAGAATAAATGTAATTCTCATTTAATCCCATCTCATTAGCTACTTTTTCCGTAGCACTCCAAAGAATTCTTTTACCTATGTTTTCGGGTTGCAATCTCATTTTTTGGATTGACTCAAACTCTGCTTTTTGCTCTTCAATGGTTTGAGGGAATAGCTCAATTTCTAATCCTGTTTTCTCTTCAAATTTTAGGCTATTTACTTCTTGTATTTTTTCTTTTATTAAGTCTCTCATTTCCTTAACCTCTTGTTAATTACTATATATTAATAATCGGATACTATTTCAATTCTGTAAACAAAAAAATTAATTAAGTGAGCAAAAAATTCTAGAGTCTTTTGATTAATTTAGCTATAGCCTAAACCTCTAGTTTTCAGTTATATCGTATCAAGTCTGAGAATTCGCGTGAAACTTCTATCTTGACAGGATAATGATTATAATTAAGTTTTTTGTCTGTTGACCAATATACCAATCCTTCTATGTCCTCACTGAATATATTCCACATTTTCCTAGATAGGTTTACTATCATTTGACGCTCTTGTGATTTGATTAATATTTGTTTTGTGTGCTTATCGAATTCAGATAAATCACAGTATCTATAATACGTTCGAACCTTGCGAGGCTCACGTCTTTCGCGTAACGTTACTGGTATATTGGATTTAATAAATTCTGAGTCTATCATGTTTTTGCTCCGTGATGTTAATTAAATACGTTCTTAAAATTCCATTTTCAATTTTGCCTTTATAGCAATATCTTTTCCTTTTTACTGAGTATGAAACTTTTTTTAGTTTATTAGTTTGCTTGAACGTAAAAAGTATTTTATCGAAAGCTTTAGATAATAGTATTGCTTGATTCATTTCTTAATCTCTTATTTTCTTCATAGTAATATTTTAAAAGTTTGACAAGTGCAAAATCATTTATCCACTTTTCATCCGTAGGTGCATGAGTCAGAATGACTTCTTCCAGTCTATTCAAGTCATATAGTATACCGTCTAACGGTTGTTTTATGAAGTTTTCAATTGAGATAGACTTAACTCCTTGTATGTCACGGTAAACGATATTTCCTTTTTCGTATTCTTTCAAAAGTAGATTAACTATTTCTTCCATGTTTCCTCACTTTGATTGTCGGTATGACCTTATCACATTTACATTGTATACATAAACCCTCATAGAGAGTAAATACTAATCTATGGCAACTAACGCATTTTTTATCTTTCATTCTTATTGCTTGCTTCTTAGAAGTGTATTGCACTTTTCTTTTACAGCCTTTCAGGTAAGTTGTTTCGTTAGCTTCATTCATTTATGTATCCCATATAGCAATCGACCTATCTGTATTACTCATTAGACTTTTGCATTTAGAGCAAGTCACTTTACTGAATTTATAAGATTCATTTTCGGCATCGAACCAAAAAGACTTTCCGCATAACGTTTCTAAATCAGTAACGATATGTTTTGACCTTTGGAATATATGTTTGGTTTCCGACCGCTTGCCGTTTTTATATTCGACCTCTACCATAATAGTTAATGAGCGTTCAAAAGCCATACGCTTAATCTTGCTCTTAGTAGCTACTACCTTTAACAGTATTGGTCTTAATATATTCCAAGCACCTATACCAATAAATACAGCGATAGGCAGAATAAAATAAACCTCTACCTGTATTCCTAAAATCTCAATCATCTCGCACCTCGTTTTTTAAAACTTCTTTTACTTTATTAATAATATCGTCTATCTCTGAATTGGTTAGAGTCAAATTATGATTATGCGCAAAGTAGTCAAATAAAGGAAAATACCTTTCGATTAATTCAATTGATCGCTTTTCAGAAATCATTTCGAAACTCATATCTTGCTCACCTCTATTTGCATATAGTCCTCATCCCATTGACAGTAACTACCTGCCTTAACTTGTTTGTCATCTTTGTAAACAAATCCTTGCATAATGTCTCTTGTTTCTTTTATCCATGCATCTGTGTCTTCTCTCCATGTTCTAGGAATAATTACATCTACTCTAAACTCTGACTTATCGTCTAACGTTACACCGACCGATTGACTCAGCATGATTGCCTTTACATGATTCCATGACTTGACGTAATCAGAATTCTTATATAGCCTTGAACCTTTTCCTCTTGCAAGCTTTCGATTCTGACCAAGTGGTTTACATCCAAATAGTTTAAATATTATCATGCTAGGTCATAATCCCATTGAACGTTATGTTCTAGAATTGCAAGTTCTAGTTCTTCTTTTGTGGCATAGAGAATTGTTTCATCGTCTCCATGCTTGCCATACCACATTCCGTTAGGTGTTTCAATTAGTTCTATACCAGATTCCATTTTATTTAATCCCGTTCAAGTCTTTTGCACTTTTCCAAGCTTTGATTTTCGATACACAATCGTTACTTATCTTGATACCACTTGACCATATAGACCATTTATTTCGAAGCATCATGGTATCACATCTAGCTTCCACTTTTACGAACATATCTTTAACTTTATCTTCATTAGTTTTATACATTTTATTTCTCCTATGCCTTGCGACTAACGATAGCCGCAAGGGTTTTAATTTACTTTTTCTTTGCTGCTGGTTTTTTGGTTTCTTTCTTTGATTCTTTCTTATTAGCCAATTTAATCACTCCTATTAGTTATTTTTTTACAGCATTTAATTTGCTTATAATAATGTCAATTAATTTATATTAATTAATCGTATGCAAGAATTAATATATCACTACATCATTAAGTGATAAGTTTTCGGCTGCACACATTTCAATAGCTTCTTTGTCATCACAATAAATATCAGAATAATAATGTAATACTTTTTTAATATCAGTAGCATCGCTTACTACACCTTCTTTAATACCTTGCCCTAAAATTAATACTTTTGTTTCTGGATTTAATTCAGATAATTTTTTTATCAATTCTTTTACTGTCATTTTATTTCCTTTTTGCAATGCGGACATACAATTCCATTTATAACTCTATTCTTAATAACATCGGGTAACGCTTCTTTGCCAGTCTTTAAATCTGTGAGTAGTTGTTCTCTTGCTTCGCGTGTTATCTTTTCCTTTTCGGCTAAGTGCTTTCTTTCAAGTGCTTCTCTTTCTGCTCTTGATTGTGCTTGCTCTATATCGTATTCACTAGAGCGCATAACGCTTTCACCCATGTCGATTGGCTCACTGAGATTAATGCCTAACTCACGTTCTGAGAATCCCGCAGCAATGCAAAGCTCACTTCCAAACTCATTAGCTAACGTTTCAAAATCCCATTTGTTTTCAGCCATCTTGTTATCCATTAGCCCGTATTGCTGAAATTCTTTTGATGTTAATTTACGGTTAGGTGTTCTTACTTCTATCGTCTTAGAGTGCTTACCTTGCAAGCATAGAACATGATAGCATAGATTGCCTGCTATGATTACGTTGTTTACGTCTACCATGATTAATCGGGTGTATCCGTATGTCTCTAGTGACTTAGACATTTCTTGTATGTCGTATTCAGTCCAGTTTCTAGGATTCGATTTCCACTTCTTTAAGTCGCTGACCTTTCGCTTAACGGTTGACCATTCTAGTTGTTCTTTACTTGCCATTTAATTTTTCCTTTACGAACATTGCTAAAAATTTTTGATTCCTTGCTTTAGCTTCTTCTAACGTGCAATATTCTAATTTACTAAAATCTGCATGATTAACAGTCATACCTTCCTTTAGTTCAATTGGTTTAGTATGGGCTGATAATAAAGCTTTTCTCATCGATTGCGTTATGTTCTCTTTATTCTTAATTTCTTTTTTCATATTATTAATACCTCTTCATAGCTCAGTTTATTCTTTGTCATAAATTTTTCATACTGTTTAAATGTCGGTGCGCTTGCTACGAATGAATATTCATTATGATTCTGTAATTTATTTAGCTTTTTTAAACCTTTTGTAGAATAAAACAAATCTACTAATTGATAATAGAAATATGTCTTTTTTTTGAATCCCTTTTCTTTCAAGAATAAAGCACGGTTAATATCAATTACTTTCTCTTTCATTTGAATAAAACTTTTAGGTATTCACAGAAAGCATAAAACAAAACTCCTATTGCAAAACCTATTATAATATATCTATGTTCATTTGTCATTTTATTTTTACCTTAAACATCTTACTATATTCAATCGCTTGCTCTTCATTGACGTAATCAATTCCATACGGTAAGTATAATACCTTGTAACCGTTACCTGTTTTTGTTATTGAAATTATTTTAGTTTCCATTTTATTTTCCTTGTTCTACTATATTCATTGATTCTGCTAATACTGCTATTATTGACAATAAATCTTTTTTATTGTAATCATACATTGAATCAGTAGAATCATTTTTAAAACAATGCCTGAAAATATCCGATTCAATATTTCTTTCCTTATTTAATCCACAACAAATAAAACTTTTGTCTATTGCTAAAATTAAAGACAGAGGATTACAATCGTTTAACTTTCTCATGCATTTTTTTGGAAGTGTAAATTTTTTATTTATGTTCATAATTACCTTACTGGTCTCGAATCCAACATCGCACCTATCACAAATATCAATACAGTTATAAAGATTGTCAAGCTGATAATAGTTAGCTCTGAATCAGTGTAGCGTATAACGTTAGGTCTTAGCATTTATTAATTCTTTTTCTTTTAAAAAATATTCTATAATCTCATCGACTAATGTTTCTATGTCAATAACAGAATAAGAATCTCCCATATCTACAGAGTTTGATTTTATGATTTTAATTATTTCTTCTTTCATCTTAATGCGCTCCACATGCATTGCACTGTTTATGTAATTGTTTATCGCTACCACAATATTTACAAATCACAAATTCGATTTTATTTTTAGGTTTGCTTATAGTAGGTATATACAACTCTTGCCCTATTTCGCCTATCGTATAGATTTTACTTTTTTTCATTAATTAAAACCTCTATTCTATTTGCATACTCAAATAATCCCTTTCGCATCATATACTCTTGACGGGTTACTGTTCGATTGTTCCCATGAAAGCCTCTATCAAGTTTCTTTCTTATCGGCAAACGCTCATAAGCCATATGGCAGTGAATGCATTGAGTGAACCAATTTTCTTTGGCTTCATAATCGTATTCATGCGAGTCATGCACCGACCTTTCCTTTACGAAATGAGAACGAGTTAAACCGCTTGTATTTCCACAGGTCTCACATCGCTCTTTCAATTCAAATTTAGTTTTTACTTTATTTTTCATTTCTTCTTATCGGAAAATAATAAAGCAAGTTCTTTGTCTCTTTCGTCCATGATTTCCTCGAACGATAAAACCCGATAGTGATTAACGGCAACTTTTAATTTGCCGTATTTGTGCTTGATTACAAGTGTATTAGGTTTAGCCAATACTTGATTGACCTTAGCCGCTTGACGTTTCGTAAAATAGATTCTTTGTCTATCACTAGCGAAGTAGTAACCGTGTTTATCCTTAACAAGTGAATCGGCGTTAAGCGATAGGGTGAGTATAAGTAGAATTATTAGTTTCATTTTTTACCCCTCATACATAACAATACGTTTTAAGATTACGACCTCGTGACATTCATAACCTTGCTTTTGAAGGAACTTCCAATCGAATCCGGTTTCTTGTCCAGACTCGAATAGTTCAATGGATTCCTTTTTCTTATGGCTTGCAGTGTGTGGCATATAGCCTGTTGCCTGCGACCATATACAGAATGTTTTTTTACTTTTCATTTCTTATTTCCTTTCTTTTTTGATTTGGTTTCTTTTTTTGTTCGATACGGTTTAGAGGTTTGTTTCTTGTGAGCTTCTATCTCATGCAAAAATGAACTTGCCTTTTCGTCTAACGTTACTCTCATTTCTTCATAACGCTTGACCTTATCTTGCAAATCCGAGATAACTTCATCTCTTGTGTGAATCGCACTATTACTATATTGCAATAAGCTATCATACTCTTTCTTTCTTAGCCAATAACCAAATGCAAATGCGATAGTCGCAATAGCTCCGATTAGAATTAACTCCATAAATTTTTTTCTCCATTTAATTTTTTAAGAACAGTTTCCTTTTCTAGAAATGCCTCACCTTGGAAGTCAATTTCTTTCAATCCTTCACTGGTTAGAATTGTAAGCTTGTCTACGTTAAGAATTCCAAATACAGGCTTATTATCTAGCACTACGTAAACACCAACATCATGAGTCTTTTCGCATAACGCACCTGATTCTCTGTAGACTTTTGTTTTTCTGCTTAACATTTCATTTCTCAATTCTAATGCTTCTTGCTCAGTATTAGCAGTAGTGAAGTAGCGATACTTGCCAAGTTCTTTCACGTATAATCCAACCTTGTAATTGTTATGAGTTTTGTCGTAAGTGATTCCAGCGTTCATAGTGTGATACCTTCACTTTTTAAATAGAATTTTACGGCAAGGTCAGATAGCTTATCGAGTGCTTTTTTTAAAGAATCATTTTCCGCTTTCATCGCATACTCATCATTAGTCATCGTATCGTTATTGATTGCTTCGTAGTCAATGCTCTTGTTTATCAGTTTAACTCGGATGAA